GTGTTCGGCATCATGGGCATCGTGGCCGGCTTCTGGGGCATGCAGATCGCGGCCGTCTCCAACGGCATTGCCACGGCGATCGATTACATCCGCACGGCCATCGACGCGTTCGCCCCCCTTTGGGGCTGGCTGCACGACGCCTGGGGGGACGCAAGCTGGATCGAGAAAATCGGGCTGGCCATCGCCGGGGTCGCGATTACCATCGCCGAGGTCCTGACCATTGCGCTGTACGGCATCGCCGGCTATATCAAGGGCTGGGTGCTGGGCGTGGTGGGCTTCTTCACCGACCTGTACAACAAGCTGGTGGGCCGCTCCGTGGTGCCCGAGATGATGGACGCCATCTACAATACGATCACCGGCATCCTGACCAGCACCGTGACCTGGGTAGGAACGAAATTAGGGGAGATGGTCACGGCCTTCACGACCAAGTTCACCGAGATCACCACCGGAGTGACGACCGGCGCGCAAACGATTTACGATACGGTTACGGGCAAAATTACGGAGCTCTCCACAGCGTGGGGCACGGCCTGGGGCACCATAAGGGATACTTTAGGCGGGATCTGGACCGAGATCACCACCGCGGCCGCCACCAAGATTGGGGAAGTACTCACCACGATTACCACCGGGCTGGACGATACGCTGACGGCCATTGGCTTGAAGGTGATCACTTTCTACAACGCCGGCGCGGACCTTATCGGCGGCATGGTGCAGGGCGTGCTGGACGGAGTGCAATACCTGATCGATGCGGTGGTGCAGGCCATCAAGGACGCCATCGAGGCCGCGCGCAAGTTCCTGGGGGCCGAGAGCCCGGCCAAGCTCACCATGGAGCTGGGCGTGGACGCCATGGCCGGCTTCGCCTTGGGGATGGAGACCGAGGGCCAGACTTTGGCGGATGCTTTGACTGCGGCCCTCGTCCCGCTCGAGCGGCGCTTCTCCAGCCTGCCGGCCTATGCGGGCGGGGGGTACGCGCCGGCGCCGATGATGAGCACGTCCACCACCACCTACAACTACTACACCAGCGCGCCGAGCTTCGACTTCGGGCGCAACAATATCAACTCGCCTGCGCTGGCGGCGGCCTCCGAGGCCCGCGTGCGGCGCATCGTGCGGGAGGAGCTGAGGCGCAGATGACGGCAACGCAACGGAGCTGCTTATGCTAAAACGACTGCCGATCGAGTTATTCTTGGTCACCCACACCGACGCCGAGCCGGGGGCGCTCTCCTACGAGCAGCGCATCGATCTCTTGCCCTACCTGGACGAGTGGATCCCGGGCAGCCCGGCGCTCAAAGAAGGCGGCTTGTTCCTATCCGGCGCTTACACGGATGGGCGGGAGATCGCGCTCGCGCTTTACGAGAACGTGACCGAAGCATTGTCGCTCAAACCGCACGCCCGCTCTCCAGAGGCGCTGATCGCGCTCATTCGCCAGATCCGCTATTTCCTGCGCCGGGCGCGGGCGTACCATATCGCCTGGTGGCAGGATAAGCCGGTGTATCTCCAGGCGCTGTCCAGGCGCGAGGCCAACCGGCGCTACGCGGTGCTGGCCAACGGGAGGGCGCCGCAGGATTCCAATCCCTACGCCGATTCGCTCGACTCGGACGTGCTCTCCGCTATCGAAGGCTGGCCGCTCGAGTTGGAGCGCGGCCACTGGCTGTCGAACAAGCCGGGCGACGCGACCGCCACGGCTTGCATCGGTCGCTACAATACGGCCACCTTGTTCGGCAACGTGACGCCGGGGGGGACGCTTCTGCCGGACACCACCGGCGCGGTGTACGCCTCCAATAAATCGTCGCTCTACAATCTTAGCCATATCTTTACCTACGACGCCGCCCCGCCCACCTTTAGCGCCAACCTGCTGGCCGGCGCCCTGCCTTACAACTTGCTGCCCGCCGGAGCCGCAGTGGGCGACATGGTGTATTTCATCCGCCAGCAGATCGGCGGGCGGAGCTATTCGTTCGACAATATCGTGTTCAACCTGGCCGTTGTGGGGGCCGGTTATACCGCCGGATGGCAATATTACAACGGGGCCTGGGTGTCCCTCACTACGCTGCGAGACAATACCAACACACTCAAGGTAGCGGGCGTGAGCTCCTTACACTTCAAAATCCCCTCGGATTGGGTTGCTTTGGCAATCAACGGCGTAACCGGGCTGGCAGTGCGCATGGTCTTATCTGCGGCCGGAGCGGTCACCCGCCCCCAGCAGCAGACCCAGCACGTGTACACCACTGGCTGGCCGCACACCTATATCCAGGCCTCCCAGGTCGGCGGGGACCTGCCCGCTACGCTGCGCATGCGGTTAGTTAACCAATCAGACAATATCAGCACCGACCCGTCTTTCAATTACCTGCATGCCCACCGGGTGATCGTGGGATTGAGATCGGAGGCGCGCGGGCCGAACTTCGTAAGCCATATGCCGCTGTCGTTCGGCGACGATCCCTGGTTTGGTACTTTCACCCTGGGCACCAACGCTGCCTACACCGCTGATGTGACCGTGCCCTGGGGCCGGCGGGTGACCTTTGCCCCGGTGGGGGTGGGCACAGAGACGGTCCTTTTAGGCGAGCTGCAAAATGGGGTCACGGTCCCTCATTACCGCGGCCGCTTCCGTGTCTTCCTGCGGGCGCGCCAGTCGGGAGGGGCGGCGGGCGACATCTTGCTGCGCCTGGAGCTGCGCAGCGGAAACCCAATCTCCAACCCGGACTGGACCAGCGAGTACGTGCCCTTCCTGAACACCGATCCCTGGCAGATCCTGGAGTTCGGCGAGATGCAGATCGGCGCCGCGGATTACGGCAGCGCGGAGCAAGCCTACAATACCACCATCTTGATCAGCGCCCAGGTAGTCAGCGCGACGCCGGACGTGCATCTGTACGACCTGATCTTGATCCCGGTGGACGAGTGGTCGGGTGAGTTCGCCTCCCTGGACAGCGCGGTTGCCTCCAGCCTGGGGAAGGACGTGACCTACGGTGTGCGCCTGCTGGAGATCGACTCGGTGATCGATCTGAAGCGCCCGATCCGCGCCTTGCTGCGCGTGGCCTCCGGATACTTCGAACGATGGGCCTCCTGGGAGGCCATCGCCGCCGGGCCGGCCATCCTGCAAGTCAACGCCGACCAGCGCCTGTTCTTCCTGGCGACCCGCTACGCCGACCCGGCCGACCTCACCGATCAGCGGTCCGAGTTCGAGGTGGGCTTCAGCGTCCAGCTCGTCCGCACGCAGCGCTACGAGACTTTGCGGGGGGAGGGCTGATGGGGCTATGACCAGCCATCAGACTTTAGGCCTCTCCCAGTCGCTGTACGACCCGCCCTGGCTGGGGGGCAAGATGCTCGACGACCAGCTCCTGGCGCGCCTGCCGAGTTACACCCACGAAGACGCCGCCTGGTTAGGCTACGACCGAGCCTCCTCGAGCGGCAACCTGTGGCGGGACGAGATCGACGACTGGATCTCCAACGGCCTGGGCAGGAAATTGGTCACCTACAACCACGCCCAGCGCATCGTGTGGGCCGGCTGTGCCAACGTGATCCGCGCCCAGGTGGGGCCGGTATCCTACTCGGCCGGGCCGCTCATGGGCATCACCAACCGCGCCAGCGTGTATTACTCGCGCAAATACACCGATGTTTCCCCGCCGGTGGTGGGATCAGGAGGGCTGACCACCATCGCCGAGAGCGCCGAGAGCCAGCGCCGCTACGGCATCCTGGAAACCGTTTTTAGCGGCGGGACGATGACGAAGGAGGAAGCCGAGCAGGAGCGCGACGTGTTGCTCGAGGAACGCCAGTGGCCGGACAAGACCCAGGACTCGGGCAATCAGGCCGGGGAGGGGTCGCTGTCGGTGGAATGGCTGGGCCTGGTCCATTTCCTGGGCCGCTTCGTGTACAACGACGCCACGCCCCTTACCACTACCGTGCGAACCAAGATTTTATCCGTGCTGGCCGCCGAGCCGAACGGGCTGCTCTCCGCCGAATACAGCCAGGTAGCGGCCAACGCTTTCCTGACGGCGGCTTTCGAGGACCAGAACCGCTACGGCCTGGATGTGATCCAAGCCGCCACGGCCCTGGGAGATGTCAACTTCGATCGCTTTCTGTTCATGGTGCGGGCAAAGGAGAGAGTCTACTATCGGCCCATCCAGGCCACGACCGACATCGCCTACGTTCAGTATTTGACCGATTACGGCCACGAATACCGGCTTGCGAAAAACAATTCCCGCGTGTATCCCTGGGATTTGGAGCCGGGCCGCTGGGTGCTGATCGCTGACTTCGCCCCGTTTTCGGCGCAGCCTTCCGGGCGGCGCAACATGCGCTTGCAGTTCACCGAGCGGGTCACGTTCACCGCGCCTTACAGCGTACAGATCTCGGGCGGCAAGGTGGAAGCCGGGCCTCAGCTCCTGGCGCAGCTGGGATTAGGAGGGGCAAGCGCGTGAGCGATGGGCTTTATCTCCAGGCCGATATTGGCGGAAGATTACTTCCGGGCCGAAAGGCGGATATCCTATGAGCGTTCAAGAGCAGAATTTGCAAATGGCAGATTTGCTCAGTGCCTACTTCCCGAAGCGGCGCGAGCCGAGCTTTGCCTGGGGGAACGTCATCTCCATGTTCCAGATGCTGCCCGGCTTACGCGGGTTCTGGCCGATGTCGAGCGTGGACAGCACCCCGGCGGTATTCGATCTGAGTGGGCAAGGCAGGACTCTCTCCCGGACTAACGTTACCTTCCAATGGATTGGATTGGCCCCTACGGGGAGATGGGACGTTGCCACCACGCGTTACCTGTACCGCGCATCTGAAGCGGGACTAAGCATTAGTGGGATAGAGGGACATGTCTCGGTGGGCTACCAGGGATTGACGATGGGCGGCTGGTTCAACTTTGACGCGTTAGGTAGCCTGGAAACAGTGATGAGTAAGTGGAACGGCACAGGGAATCAGCGGTCCTATTTCCTTCAAAAATTAGCAGCGGATACTATCCAGTTTGGAGTAAGTTTAGATGGAGGCGCGGTCAATGTTTCGTCCATCACAACGACCGTTGCCACGACTGCCAGCGCATGGATATTTCTGGCGGGCCGATTCAGGCCAGCCACTGACGTGGCTGTGTGGATTAATGGTAATCAAGCCACGAATGCTGCCGCCATTGTTGCAAGCATCTTCGCATCAACTACCCAATTTGAGATCGGCAGACTGGGAAACGCGGCGAACTACTTTACTGGATACGGCAGCCTGTGCTTCCTGTGTGCGGCGGCGCTGCCGGACTATATGATTAATCTGCTCTTCGAGCTTTCCGCCCCTCTCTTCGGAGTAACGCCATGACGATCCCTAACGGCAAAGGCTTCTTCGCCTGGCAAATCAAGGCCATCTCCGGCGGCGACATGCAGCAAATCGCGGCCGAGGCCTGGCTTCTGGGCCTGGCGCACGCGTCGGTCAAGGTCGCAAACGGGGTCAATAGCTACAACCTGCGCCTGGGGCTGTTCGACGACTATATCCCCGCCTTGCAGGCCGCGCTCGCGCCCATCGGCGTGGAGTCGACCGGCTGGGTGTATGTGTACGGCGACAATCCGGCCGGCGAGGCGCGCAAGGCCATCGAGCGGGCGAAGAAGTTCAACCTGAAGAGCCTGATCGTGGACGCGGAGGCGGAGTACAAGCAGGCGGGCAAGGCAAGCGCGGCGTTGGCCTACATGAAGGCGCTGCGCGCCGGGCTGCCGGGAGTCTCGGTGGGGCTGTCGTCTTACCGCTACCCCTCCCTCCATCCGGAGTTCCCCTGGCGGGAGTTCTTATTCCTGACCGATTACTACGTCCCCCAGGTGTACTGGGCCAAGGCCCATAACCCGGCCGCCCAGCTTGACCAGACGATCTGGGAATATCGCGCCCTCGAGCATCGCTTTGGCCTGCCGGAGAAGCCCATCCTGCCGGCGGGGGCCGCCTATCACGAGGGCGGCTGGCAGCCTACTCTGGCCGAGATAGACGAGTTCGACGCGCACGCCCGCGCCCTGGGCCTGCCGGGGGTGCTGTGGTGGGAGTGGGGCCACGCGCAGCGCTACGGGTTTATCAACACCATCGCCGCCCATCCCTGGCCAACCCCTGTGCCCAGGCCGCCCGCGGAGGACTCTCCGCTCGAAGCGCGCGTGACGGCGGACGCGCTGAATGTGCGCAGCGGGCCGGGCACCAATTACGCCATCACGGGCAGCGCCAGGAAAGGGGAGATCCGGACGATAACCGCCATCCGCTACGACGCCGGGCGCAATGAGTGGCTGTGCGTAGGCAAATTGCCTGCCCGCTGGATTTGCAGCGTGTACGGGGCCAGCCGTCTGGCGGAGCTGGTCTACGGAGCCTGATTTGAAACGGAGTGACAAATCTAAATGGATGACAGCCCCATCCCAAAGCCACGCAAACGAAGGAGCAAAGCAGAGACCATGACATCGCCGCAATCTACGACGCCGATCTCGTATGAGCAGTTGAGGCAGTACCTTTCCGAGATTACCGAGACCATCAAGCGCATCAAAGTGCAAACCGGGGAGCTGGCCGATACCCGCGACCAGATCCGCCAGATCGACCGCTCTTTGCGCGGCTTCAACGGGGAGATGGGCCTGCTGGCCCGTTTCGTCATCCTGGAGCAGTCCATGACCGGCATGATCAAGGAGCAGATCCCCGAGATGCTGGAGGATATCACCAGCGCGGTTAAAGAGATCGTCGCCTCGCGCAACGAACTAAACACCTGCAAGCTCCACCACGACGTGGACACGCAGACCGCCAAGGCCGAGCTCGACCGGCTGCGCAGGGAGTACCAGGCGCATATCGACAGCGAGGCGAAAGAAGAAGGCAAATTTGGCGGGCGGGATTGGTTCCGCGAGAACGCTTCCACTTTGTTTATGTCGGCGGTTACGCTGATTTTGAATGCCCTGGTGATGTATTTCATCGTCTCCAGGCTCATTCCCCCTATACCCTGAAAGGAGTATCCCTATGTTTGCGTTGATGTTCGCAGCCCTGGTTTCCCCCCTGGCCGTGCTTTTCGCGCCGGCGCTCCACCTGCTCTCCGGAGTCCGCCTCCAGGTGGACTGGACCGATTTCCGCAGCGTGCTGATCTGGCTGGCCGGCGTCGGCGCTCCCTACCTGGTCGGGCAGCTCCTGGCCTACCTGGCCGAGAACTGGCCGAAATGGCACGAACTGCCGCCGGTAGTGAAATTCTTTGCCCCGCTCGCACTCTCCGTGGCCCTGGCGGTCGGCGCGACCGTATTGCTCCAATACGACGATATTATCGGCGCGATCTCCCCCTACTGGGCAGTGATCATCGCGGCCGTGCTGTTCTACCTGGGCAGCCAGGTCGCCTATATCAACGCAAAGCGCGTGGGCTATGGCTGCTGGGCAAAGGAGAAAGCCAAAGCGGAAAAGTGCGGGTAAAGGAAAAGGCCGGGGAGACCCGGCCATAGCTGCAAAGCGAGATACAAAGAGCCGGCGCGCATCCGGCTCCTTGTGCGAACGAATTTACCGATAAGTCAGCTTCTCGCCCTTCCCCACCAGGCGGGCCATACTCCCATTTTGCCGGACATCCTCCCCGGGGCGCGGGGTTTCCGGGCAGCAGCCTGTTACGGTTGGCAGGGTAATGGAGCGGCTGAAGGTTCGCATAGCTTATTTTATCAAAGAAAAGGGGGTTTGTACAGGTTGCGCGCGGGAAAGCAATACGGCGCTTAAACAACACAGCCGGGCTATTCGCCCGGCTGTGCGCCGTAGTCCCAGGTGAGAACCCGGGTTGTATAGGGCAGGAGGGCGGCTCACCGGCGCCCTTTTTTTATGCGTATAGTTTAGCGGGGTGGGGTAGGGGGGATCATGAATAAATTATCTTCGTGTTCCTGATTGACAGCCCAGGCAAGCAGCTCGGTGAGCGCCAGGATCAGATTGAAAAAATAGACATCGGGCGGAATAGCCGCGAGGATGGCTTGCTTGATTTGGGCCTGCTGCTGTTTGTTGTCGAAATAGGTTTTGGAGAGCTTTCGGGGCATTTTGGGACTCGCTTTCATGTTTTACTTAATAATAATTAAGAAAACCATAGGTATTTTATCTAATTCAGAGAAGATAAATCCTGGAGACGCCATCTCCCCTACCGGGAAACGGATGTAATACTATGCGCAATGGTTTGCCGGTCCGGAGCCATAATCATTTCTCGATGTAGCCCTGCATTCTCCTCGCCAGGGATGCCAGGAATCTCCATGACGGCGCCTCCGCTTTTCTGTCCGGCGCTTCTTTGGCAATCTTGACAGTTCCATCCGGGCTTATCTCCATCAATCCGCATTCCTCCGGCATCTCGTATTTTGTCATCAAGCCGCGCGGCCCGACGAAATAGAACCGGTTGGAAACATTCAGCGCCGGTTTACGCTTATACGGGTCGGCTAATTCTTTCAGGAAATCCGAACGGTAAACCTTGATCTCGAATGCAATCTTGAGATAGCCCTTCGAGGGCCAGGTATGCATGGCCCAGGCGTCGATGCGCTGCTCCGAATCCTTGCCAAACCCGGTGCCATAGCGCAGCTCGTCGAAGAACACCCACTCCGGAGCGGTGTGCCTCGAGCGCAGGATTTCGACGATCTCACCGGCGGTAAAGCTGGGCCTCTCTGGGTCGAAGTCAGAGCCGCCCAGCATTGCCAGCGCTTCCCGCCCTGCCTGGGAGAGAACGTACTTACGATCCACCTTCTCTATCCACCCGTGCTTGAGAAGCGCGCCGAAGGTGGCAGCGGTAATTTCCTTGAACTGCTGGCCAGGGGTAGACGCCAGATAGCAGCCCCAGGCATGACGGCATTTGTTGCGCCGATCGAAATCGGCGTGAGCGTACGCGTTGCCGGCGGACAGCTCGCGCAGCAGGATGGCCTGGGGAGGAGTGGGTTTAGCGCTCATGTCTAGCCATTCCCCCCACCCCACACATGCCGCCTATATTCGGCCAGGAGGCTGATAAAGGCATCCATCGCTTCCACGCTCTTTAACCGCATCACGAAGCGCGCCTCGTCCATGCCCTCGATGTGGAATATCACGTGCACCTGGGTAGGCTTGCCGCGGCCCGGCTCCGGATCGGGCGACCAGGCGATGGTATGGAATTCTTCTATGCGCAAGAACTGCTTGACGCCGGGGAACAGCCCTTCCAGGTTGCCCGGGCCGGTATCTGTGTAGGGCCATTTAGGGTGGCGCTTGCGGGGGGTCACGATTGCACCGTCGCAAGCAAGGCCGCGCGGCAAATCGCCAGGGGCGCGGTATCGGCCCGCGCTAGAATGAGAGGAATTGGTTTATTGTCCAGATATTCGACTTTAACCTCTTCGTCAAAAACAAGCATTATTATTCGGCCTTGAGTACGCATTTTCTCAACCACATACCAAGCCGCGGCAATATCGGTGCTGTGATTGTCAGGAAGGACCAGATCACCGGAGGGGATCTTTATGACGTGCTGGATGGTTCCAAGTTTCGTAGTATGCTGAATATATTCCCCTTGCTTTAAAACCACTGAGGAGATCAAAGCATTCATCTCCGGACCGGCTTCCATTTTCAGGATATCGTCTCTTGTCACGGCTTCCATCCTTCCAGCTTGATAAACTCGTGGAAATCGCAGCCCTCGTGCGGGCAAACCACGGACGGGCTGACGGTCCCATCAAGGCCGATCTCGTGATCGCTCAGCGTTCCGATATGGCCGCGCGGGCAGCAGAAGAGGGCGGTTCTGCCGGTAGGGGTTGTGCCGCCCTGCCAGGAGCAGGGGGTAAGGCGAGGGTCGTAGGGGACAACGATCATGGTGTAATATTCCCGCTCACGTCCACAGTTATACCTATCACCAGGCAGTTATCGACCGCGGCCAGGCAAAGCCTCTCTCCACAGTTGAAGAACAGCAGCATCTCGGACGGCTGCCCGTCCTCCTCGCAGCCTTCCAGAATATGCGCCTCGTCGCAGTGGGGGCAGGCGATGGCATCCCCGGCGTGGACGACGGGCCGGCCTTTTAGGGTGGAATTGGTATAGCCGATGTAAGGATTTTGAGTCATGGGCCTATTCTGCCTCCGCCAGATTCTAATCTCTCTCTGAGCACCGGCCTGGACATGACGATCATTTGAGCTAAATGAATGGCATTCATAAATTCCTGGTTTTCCCATTCATGGAGCTCTGGAAGAGTAAGGAAACCATTCCAGGCTTCTGCCAGGATATGCAGCACGTTTTGCTCATCGATAGTGAGAATATTGTCATGCATTTACAACTTCCCTTCTTCCCACGCTTTAAGCACAGCCTTGCCCATCTCGTCCAGTGCTACAAGCGTTTCGGGCTGGACATCGGGCGATACGTGGGCGATAAAGCCGCAGGGGAGCTGCGTTCCGACAAAGCCGGACGAGCATTCTTCTGCGCACAGCTCGGGATAGGTTTCGTCCCACTCCAGATCGTCGAGGCTGAAATCCGGCTCGCCGTCATTGTCGTCGTCAGGCTCGCACGCCTCGCAGACATACTCGATCTCGTCTGGGCTGGCGTCTCCGATCAGCTCGTCGGGGATCTCGATGGCTTCATGGCATTTCATGCAGTTGATGAGCGTCATTTCTTTTTCCTTTTTCGGTAAGGGTTGCACACGAAACAGGCCTCTCTCTTCCCGCTGTTCGGGATGAACCACCTCCCGCACTTGCACAGTTTCGCGTACAACGCCTGCGCGCCGTAGGGGATGGCAGCCAGCACGGGAGTTACGGTGGCAACCAGGGGCAAGCCCAGGGTTTTGCGGATCTCGAAACGTTTCGGTTCGTAGCGCTTTAAAGCGATCCTCCACGCCAGGGGCTTGGTGATACCGTGCCTGCCGGCGACTCTCTCCCAGCTTTTCAATTCTTGATATTCGGCGCGTAGCAGGGCAGCCAGCTCGGTGATTTCGGGCATGTTTTGGGCCTAAAGGTATCATGATAAAGGATTGATTTTTGGCTGTCGTTACGTTCGGTAACGGCCTTGCCAGGGCCAAAAAAGGGGCTAGATTCGCATGTCCGAGAAACGCAGAATCACTTTCTCACCACCGGGAAATTCAGGCTGTATGCCTCGCACGCTCCGCTGTCCTCCGGCAGCTCCCAGCGGTAGACGTAGACCGGCGCGGTCTCCAGGCTCCAGCCCTCCGTCCAGTTGGCGGCCAGGTGCAGCCAGCGCCCGCAGATGCGCACGATGGCGCGGTCGGGCGGGGCCTGAACGGGCATGATCGCGCGCCCAGTGAGGATGCCCTCCCCTTCCAGGCTGTAGGCGAAGCTGAAGGCGTGCACGCCGGCGGAAACCTGGTAAGTGACGCTGACGATCCCGCCGCCCGGCATGGGAAAGAAATCGACCAGCTCGCCCCAGTCCACTAAGGTGGAGGAGACGGAGGCGGTACTGGGCAAGGCTCGGGCCTGGGCAGGCGATATAGCGCGCCAGGCGGGCCAGCTCAAAAGGACGAACAGGGACAGGACAAGGAATGGCAAGGCAAGCCAGGCTATTGGATTTTGAGATAGTTTCTTCATGTCGATCTCCTTATAACTTATCATCCGACCCGGGCAGGTAATCGCCAAACCCGGACTTTCGCAATAACTCATCCCCGATGTCTTCTGTAGAACGATCGGTATCCATTGGCGGCCAGTAACCCTTCAAAGGCGAAGCTTTCTCCCAGCGCGCCGTGATTCCTCCCAATTTATTCCACAATTCCACCGCCTCATCCTGGCTCTTGTAGCTGATCGGCCCGGCCGCGCCGCAGTTCTGGCAATAGACGATGTGGCGCACCTTGTCGTCGAAGTGGTAAGTAGCCGGGGCCGGGCGCTCGGAGGAAGCGCAGAAAGGGCAGGGGAGGAGGACGGGTTTGTTCATGCTTTATCTAATCCTACCGCGCAGCCTTCCATTCAGGGTTGTCGAATAGCCAATCCCCGACCGCGCTCATTTCGTTCAGCCACTTCTTGACCTGCTTCTCTTTCGCCCTGCCGGTCCACTCGAGGTCTATGTGCTTACCCGTTGTGTCGTCCTCTGACAGACGAACGGTAAAAGTATTCCCCGGCAACATGGCTTCAAGGTTGCTCTTGATCAGGGTTTCTCTTTCGGCTATAGTTTGATTGCTCATTGTCGTTTTCCGTTCCGGTGTATATGTCGCCTGTATCGATCTGTCATGAAACCGGAGTTGGCTTCCTGGGAAGGCTTTACGGTTCTCCGGCCACTGTCGCCAGGTATAGCTGAGCTATTACACAGCCAGCCCAAGCGAGAACCCCGTATCCCAGACAGATATCGGGCGGCAAATCATATCCGGCAAGACCGCCGCCTACTACGACTGCCAGGGACAGATCAAGAAGGTTGGCCGCAAATAATTTAGTGATCATGTTTATCCGTGCGCCGTGCGCGCCCGTGACAGGTCTATGGTTTCCCGTTCGGGCGGGGCAGGGGAGGAGAGATGATTTATCCATGATTTGCGTGTAAGCTCCGTGTTTTTCCGTGTGCGTGCGTGTGGTTGCGTGACGGTCTCAGGCTTTCCGCCTCCCGTTGGAGTGGGGCAGGGGGGCCAGGCGGATCTTGCGGTCCTCCAGCGCCAGGCGCAGCTCGACCAGGCACTGGTAAGGCTGTTCCACGTAGGTCCCCACCCCTTCCACCGAGCGCACCGCGCGGGCTTGCTCGAGCAGCCCTTTGACCATCTGCCAGGCGGGCGAGTCCCAGCCGAGGTGCGCCAGCTCGCGCCAGCCGGGCAGGACGTTGGAGGAAGACCCGGCCACGCTCTCGCCGTCGCGCACGAGCCGCAGCGCCAGGCCGGTGGCGGTGGCCTTATCGCGGCTGTTCTGCTCGATGAAAGCCCAGTTTCCCCAGGGGCGGACGCCGGCCGGCTCGCCTGGCGCGCGAGGAACAGCCGATCGATGCGAGGATACGGCCACGGGATGGCTGTCGTCCAGGATCTCCCATCCTCGCGGGGTGTCTTCCAGGATCACATCGCGGATCTTGTGCAGCGCCAGGAGGCGGCCCCAGCGGCGGAAGATAATGGCCGATCCTTCGAATGCCACGATAACCAGGATGACCAGGAAAGCGATCACGGCCGAGACCGTGATGAAACGCGAGGCGATCATGTCGAAGCCAAGCTTCTGGTATTCCCAATACGCTTCTCCGGCCGCGCGGGTGGCCTGGATGTTTAAAACAGCGACCGTGACCGTCTCCCGGTAAGCGTCCGCGGTGGCCGTGGCTCCCTGGGCAACCGCGGTGGAGGTAGCAACGGCGGCAGTGGCCGTAGCCTGGGCCTGCTGGTTTGCAATGCTTATAGCGGTTTGGGATGCCTGGAGGGGGAGCATCAGGCGGGCCTGCTCCTGGCCGGTCTTGCCGGCATCCACCGCGGCGGCCAGGGTGGCGCCGGCGGCCTGCTGGACGCGCGCGGCCTCGGTGGCCTGGATGGCCCCATCGGCCGCGGCGCGCTGGACGTAGGGATCGGCGGGATCGGCGCTAAAGCCGTAGCCGTAGCCGGGGGCGCAGGCGGAAAGAAGCAAGAGCATTATGATGGTAAAAGCCAGCAAGTATTTCATTGCGTTCCTCTCCAAAATCCGCTAAAATATCGCCGCCGGGTGTGCGTTCCTCCCCGGCGCCGGGCCGCCCATGGCCCGGCTTTATTACCAACGGTCGTCCGCCCGCTCCGTCATCGCCACGAGCACCTGGCGGGTTGCCTCTGCGTCGGCCAGCGCACCGTGTTCTTTCCAGGATGGTATCCCCAGGAATTCGGCCGCGAAGGCCAGTTTCTTGAATTTGTAATTGCCGTGATAGTCATTCCATTCGCCGTAGTAGGCGGCGAACAACTCCATCACGCAGCCGAATGTCAGGGGCGGGATATCGTCTGGCTTGCGCTCGGGCATGATAACATCCGGGAAGAGAAGCCCATCGATGTCGCCCGGCAAGATGTGATGCGCCAGCAGCGACTGGCGCAGCATGCGCCTGTCGTAATCGGCGTTGTAGCAGCACACAGTCCGGCCGGCCAGGATCTTCTTCAAGGCAGGCCAGGCATCCGAGATAGTGGGGCACATGGCTACATCCGCGCCGGTGATGCCGTGGTAGGCGCTGGCCTCCTGGGGGATGGGGATGGCCGGCTTCAGCCGCTCGTGGAAAAGCTTCTCCCCGGCCGTGTCCAGGATGGCGATCTCGACGATCTCATCCTCGTAGCCGAAGCCGGTGGTCTCGGTGTCCAGGAACAGCGGCTTCCCACCCAGGATACGGCGTGCGGCTTTAAGCGCTTCGGTTCGGTCGCTCATGGGTTCACCTTTGGAAGTAATCTTCCACGCTATACCACAGTTCTTTCAATCCGGATCATATTTGCTACAACAGCCCGTTGGCCCACAGGATGGTCAGCACCACCGCGGCCAGGCCGATGGCCTTGAAGGCCATGACGATCAGGTTGCGGCTTGGCTTGGCTAAAGCGCGGTCCGAATGGGGGATATAGGCGCGGCCTTTCTTGGTGCGCACCTCCCAGTAGCTGCCATTGGGAACGATCTCTACGCCCTGGTCCTCTTGGCTCTGGGCAAACTGATAAAAATCACTGCCGCTTCTGCAATCTTCCGGTTTCTCAATTTTCGGCGCCATCTTCTTTCTCCTGTTTTTCTGAATCTTCCAATGGGATTACCACGCACACCGCCGGGCTGCCGTGGTTGGCAAGCGCCTGGTGGATGAGCACGTTGCAAATATCAGCTACCGAATGGACGAACCAGGCGGGCACGTCCGGGAGATCGATGATAATTCTTCGTGATAGCATTGCTGTGATGTCCTTTCCGTTCAAATCTTTTGGTTTTGTTCCACTTTGGCAGCGTATACCTGCCTGGCAGCTTTCTCTTCCACCTGGCGTTCCCAATCGGCCCCGCGCTTTCGCTTGCATTGCGGGCAGTGGGTGGGCAGCGCGCCACTGGCTTCCAGCACTGCCTTGCAGCAGGGGCAGCTCTCGGCTTCGGCGGCCACCGCCTGCTCGAGCGCCCGCTCGAACTCGCCGTCGATGCGGGCCATGACGCGGGTAATTACCCACATAGATTCACCGTCCGGCCCACAGGTCGCTACGCGAGCGGCTTTCCAGCACAGCGACCTGCTCTTCCAGGCCGCTTACCTGTTCTGTAAGCTCGGTGTTCTGAATGGCCAGGCGATTGATTTCGCCGCCCTTTGCTGCAATCAGGTCGGCGAACTCGGCGCTCTTGATCGCCAGGCGTCCCGCTTCGCCCCTCCAGGCTTCCATACAGGCCAGATAGCTCTTGTGATTGGCAGTTCCGGGATATTGGCAGCATTGGCACATATCAAGCCTCCTTTTCCACGATCACCACCCAGTCCGCGCCCACATCGAACGGCTTGCTCACCTGGCGCAGGCCGTAGGCGGCCAGGTACTCGGCGTAGAGGCCGAATGGCACCGATACGGCGTCTTTCACCGCCACCGGCTCATCTGTCATCTCGCCGGTGATGGGATCTTGCCCGTAGACGAAGCAGCCCTGGCCAGGCGGGGGCGGCAGGGGAGAGGCCTTGCGATGGTCAGGTTTCATCGTCGCTTTCCGCCATGCGGTCTCCCAGGCAGCCCAGGCACAACCCATTCTGGACAGCGCCCGGCTCGCCGCATTCGGTGCACGCGGCGTCCATATTCACGACCAAAGCGGCCTCCCGGTGTTTCCCGGTCTGGATTATCTCGTCCAGGCCTTGCGACAATACCGCTTCTTCCAGTTCGGCGTCGGGCTCGGTGTTGTCGCTTTCGCCATCGCCCTCGCTCTCCGGAAGGCTGGAAGGATCCACGGCCAGCACACCGCCTTCCCCCACCGGCAGCCGTAGCTGGCAGGCCCGCTCGAAGGTGTCCTGCAGCCGGAAGAGGTCCGGCGTCCACAGCCCGTAACGGCGGATGATCTCACCGAACTCTTCCACGTCGTGGCCGCGTAGCCTACCGTTCGTGTCGATGTGGCACAGCTCATGATCGACGAGCGCCTTGCGCTGCATGGCGGTCAGGTTCTCCCAGGTGTCCAGCGCAAGCCAGATCAGGTAATCCAGGGCCAGGTGCGGGGTGTATTTCGGGGAGACCTTGGAGGTGTTGCCGATAGTAATCCTGCCGTTTTTCTTCATCCCATCGCTGCGGAAGACGAAGCCGATGCGCCAGGCTGCCAGCCAGGGGTGATGCTCGTAGATCAGCTCGTTGGCCAGGGTCAATACGGATGGGTTGACTTTGGACCAGGTGATCATATCGCCTCCACGCTCTCGCGGATTAAGACCGGCGCGCCCTCTACTTCCAGGATTTCGCTGTAGATCCGAATCCTCTCCCGGCAGTGAGCAGCAGAAGCATCCCATTGGATAGCATCGAAAGCCGCGGCCAGGGCTTCCCAATCCCCGGCGTCTAGCCGCCGGTCGAAGTGGAACCGGTCCTCCAACTCTTTCCGGCGCTCCCGCAGGGGGTTGACCTTGCCCCAATACTCTTCCCAGTAAGCTGCGGCGGCTTCGTCCTGCTCACCCTTGCCCACCAGCCGCCCGGCTTCCTCGATCAGCTCGAGCAGCTCGGCCCGCGAGGGGAACCACTTCGAGTGGTCCATGTGCAATTCGGCTGCTTGGCGTAGGACGGCGGCCTCGACGGCGGCGAAGCGCTGCGTCCAGCTATCCAGCAGGGCCGCCGGATCCTCCACGTCGAAGCGCGGGTAATTGGCTTTCAAGAGCTTGAAAATCTCGAGAACGTCTTTTTCAGTTGCCATGGGTTAATCGCTCCTCTCGCCGGCGGATCTCGGCTTCCAGGTTGTTGGATGGGCGGCTGCTGCTCTTAGTGGGGATTCCGTTTACATACCAGTCCACCACCCAACCAAAATTCATCGGGCTATAAGGATGTTTGTCCGGACCTGCCCGTCTCCATTCCATCCAGCACTCGCGGAGCCTTTCTTCGTCAGGTATTTCCCCAAGAGCCGCAATCAAGCTGTCATATTCTTGCATCCGGGGCCAACGGCCCAGGATAGAAAAAATCGCTTTTATAGCAGGGTGGTTTGTCCGCGGGTCTGCGTTTGATTTCCGCAAGCGAGCAGGCTTGCCTTCACTGCCATTCTTCCCGGAAAGAGAGCCATTAGAAGACGCAGGCGGATGTTGGGCGCTAGCGCCCAACTCTGTAGTAGTTTCTGTTGTAATCTCTGTTGTAGTCTCTGTATTTGTATCGACTTTAAAGTCGAGAGGGTGTCGAGTTATTTCTTCATACCCTGTAGGCTTTAAAGTCGAGAGGGTGTCGGTAATCAGGATGAGACGGTCTACGTTCAACCCGATATAGAGCAAGTTGCCGATTTTCTTCCCATTTATGGTTGGGTGGCGGAAGTCCAAATCGATGAGCTCCATATCCCGCAGGCAATAGAGAGCGTCCCGGACCTGGATCTTGGTATATCCGTACATCTCCGCGAATGCCTTGTAATCCCTTTGGAGCTTATCCGCGGCAAATTTCTTGCGTAGACCGATTACCCGCCCTGTTTTCTCATCCCGCTCTTCGATGGGCCTATACCAGTACACGATATCGGCCAGCAGCATAATTGCCGCCGTGTCTGGTTTCCCATTTTGCCGCCTGATATAGTTGAACCAATCAGGCGGAATCACATTGCCCGTGATGTTGAGCGAGGCCATGCGTAGAACGGCGTTGCTGGTGCCTATCTGATACCCTTTTGGTTTCATTTTTCGTCGCTCTTATCCAGCACCTCGGCAATATCCACTCGTTCGAACTCCACCCTGATTGCCTCCTTCTCCTGCCCCGGCTCGATGATCGCGGTCGGGTTCTTCCCCACCGGGTAGGTAACGACCACCCGCCCATAGGCAAGCCCCAGGGTGATGATGAGCTGGCTGCCGGGGTAGAGGGTGGTGTGCAGCGCATCCACGGGCGGCCCATCGCAGGGGCGCTGGACGGGCTTGAATTTATCGCGCAACTTCCGGGCCTTTGTGTTTACGGTCCTGGAGCTCAAGGGTCTTGATTTCATGTTGTCCTCAATGCTTTCCGGCCGCTTTGCACATGCCAAAAATGAGCACGTAAGCAGCGACGGTGACGAAAATAGTGATGATGATCCAGTGCATGGCGGTCTCCTTCATGGTCAACGCTCGGCTTTTACGCCGTTTTTACGGGCAGTTTAAGCGCCCGGGCTTATAATTTCCCGGCTTATTTCGTCCAGCGCCGTTTGTTCCCCTCCTCCCAATTCTCCCTCAATACCTCCAGCGCTTCGGCGATGCGCCGATCCCAGCCGTCCAGGTAGGCAGAGGCCGGGGCCAAGAGCCAGCCGGTGGCCGGGAAGCGCGCCCGGGCTTGCTCAATGCGCAGGCGGACCAGCCTCATCTCGATTCGCATGGCGGCCAGGCTCGCCAGGGCGTTCTCTACCGCCATGCGCCTGCGCTCCTGGTCGTCAGTCATGCGGGACATGGCAGTCCCCGCATTGTTTCTCGGCCTCGGCCAGCAGCTTCTCGCCATCCTCGGCCCGGCCGCGGGTCTCCTCGTCCTGGTCGCGGTGATTGGCCCACCAGGTGGCCGCCCCGGCCGCGCCCAGGAGGGCCAGCGTGGCCGGGATGTAGCCATAGTCGCCCAGCGCGGCGAAGACGAACAGGAGCGGAATGACCCAGGCCAGCGAGCCGTAGACGTAGCAGGCCAGGCGGCCCAGCTCGCGGCGCAGGCCCGGGTGGAAGTAGTAGTGCAGGGCAAGCTCGGACGCGGCGGCCAGCAGGGCGCAGATGGCGATGGTAACGAGCGGGAAAAGGGGCAGGACAATTTGGGCTTGAAAAAATGACATCCTTCCTCCTCGCTATGGCAAATATGACGCGCACTCGGAGGGCTGTGGTATGCTTTTTGCAATGCTCCAAGGGATAAATGATTTTTTGGATCGATCGGGGTATGCGCAAACGACTCAAGAGCTATATCGATATTATTTGCTCCACTTTGCCGCCTGGATGGGGGATTGCGGTCTGGAAACGGGCCGCCTCGAAAGGGACGGTCTGGCGGCCTGGCTGGACGCCTTCGGCTGGCAGGGGGATACGCGCTACGCGGCGGCCTGCGCGGTGAAGGCGTTCCTGCGCTATGCTTGCGGGAGCGCCCACCCGGCTTTAGCCTGCAAGGTCAGGCGGCGCAAGCCCCGCCCGCAGAGAACGCTGACCTGCGCTCAGGTCCAGGCTTTACTCGAGAGCATCAACACGGCCCGCGCCTCGGGGGTGCGCAACCTGGCGCTCGTTACGCTCATGCTGGATACCGGCTTCCGCGCGGCGGAGGTGTGCCGTTTGCAGGCCCGCGACATGGACATGCAGCGCCGCGCCGCCTGGGTGATCGTCAAAGGGGGGGAGTGGGGGTTGGGGGTGTATTGCGCGTACACGGCGGCCTGCCTGGCCGCCTGGCTGCCGGTGCTGGAGCGCCTGGCCAGGCCGGGGGTGGGCGCCTTGTTCATCGGGGTGGAGACCCACGCCGGCTGGCCGCTTACCCCCGATGGCCTGCGCTCCACGTTCCGCGCCCTGGGGAAGCGGGCCGGCCTCGGCCTGATCAGCCCGCACGACCTGCGGCGCACGTTTTGCACGATGATGCTGGCCGCCGGCGCCCCGACTCGCCTGGTGCAACTGGCCGGGCGCTGGAGCAGCCTGGCGATGGTGGAGCGGTACAGCCGGATGCTCGATACGTTCGCCGCCGTGCGCTATTCGCCGGTCATGGCGGCGATGGGACTGCCGGGCGCGATGGGACTGCCGGGCGGAGACGGGCAGGAACGAAAAAACCCCTAACCTTGCTTACCGTTCATCGTGCGAACGGCAAGCGATCGGCTTACGTGCCAATTCATTTTACCATCTTGCCGCCCTAGCTCATCCGGTAGAGCAGGCGTTTCGTAAACGCCAGGTGATCGGTTCGACCCCGATGGGCGGCTCTGGTTTTATTTGAACCTTATTATGTTGTTAAGGTGCCACTTTCCGAGGTCGGCGCCCACGGCGGAGAGCCGTAGCGATTTTTGCGGAAGGTTACTTCCGTGTATGCAGTGACCCAACCGGCGACGCCGTGGGCGCCGATCTCGGAGCCAATGCTGTTTTTGCATTGGCGTTTCCAGTTATCTGGGCTTCTTGATCGGGCTGTTCGTGGGCTTTACGCCTGCAAACAAGGCCACCAGCAGGAAGAAGAGCCAGAAGGCAATCGAGAGCGCGTCAAGCGGCAGGATTCTACCCACCAGAAGCCAGCTCAGCACAAATACGCTGAGCCAGGCGATAGCCAGCAACGGGATTCGGCCAAGCTGGGAGAGGTCATTTACAAAATCGTCATCATGGTTCATGGGGCAACCTCACATGAGAAAGACTGTGCGGCATGAGGGCTAAAACAACCCTGGTCGTGATGGGCATAGCCGTGTTTCTGTGCGCCTTGACCGTCGTGGCCGTGCAGATCATGAGCACTGTCGGGCAGGCGGACCGCAAGACCGGAGCAGCTTTGCAATCCCCTGCGCCCAGCCGGACGCCGGGCCCCACCCTCGCCCCCACCCCGACTCTGCCTCCGGCCGAGCAGCTCCTGGCGGACCTGAGCGTCCTGGGCGGGGAGGCCGGGCTCGAAGACGGCGCGGTCGCGGTCCGCTGGAACATCGGCGACGCGTTTACGGACGAAGGCGCACGCCGTCGGGCGAAGGTGGAGGCGGCCGGCTTTTTGCGCAAGATCGCCGAAAGCGGGATAGACTACACCGGCGTCTGGCTCTCCGGCTGGCTGCCGCTGGTGGACGTGTATGGAGTCGAGACGAACACCGAGGTGGTGCGCCTGTACTATTCCAGGGAGACCCTGGGGAAGATCGACTGGCGCAATTTCGACAAGGACAATACCTGGCTCATCGCCGATGAAGGTGAAGTACACCGGCTGATGCGCTGAAATGCTTTGAAAGAGGGAAAGACAATTTATCATGGCGTTACCCGCCTAATCGGCGGTTAATGGCTCCTGCTCCTGGGTGACTGGCGAGTCGCTGCGTTACGGGAAACCGTAACGGCGGATCAGGGAAGAGCACCCTGGCTTATAGCTGGGGTGCTCGATTTTAACCTACCAAATCTCCGATTTCTACTTCCAGCATCGTGGCGAGGATCTTCAATGTCTTGGTCGTGGTGTTCGGTTCCCCGTCGTACAGGCGCTTGGCCGTATCGATGCCAATGCCCCATTCGATACAACGACCGAGGAACTTTGCCCGATCCCACCCTTTGGCTTCGAGTAGAGCCGGAATCTTACTGATCGGTCTCGGCTCTCCCATGACTGCCTTCCTTTCCTGAATTTGCGAAATCGCGATATCCATATTCACCTCACAAGTAAAGCTATTTCCAGGATTGTAGCAAAATAGTGGGGATTTGTCAATATGAAACACTTGTATTTTTGCAAGGAAAAATACTTGACAAAGGAATTAGATTATGCTATATTTAAGACGACTCGCCAGTCAACGACCCATCGAAAGAGTGATGGTCATCCAGGAGCGTAGCATTTCCCCCTCGTAAGATTTTCAATCGAGACGGCTGCGCTCAGCAAGTCGGACGAATTCATCGATATTATTTTAGCACCAGCCCGGTGCATGGTCTTATTTCCGACCGTACAGATTCGCAAGGAGCATCGCAGCCATGTCCCAAACCACTTTCTACAGCCGTAACTTTGTAGGCTGGCCCCCCGTCCACCTCTCCCAGTTCAACAATCCCAACTCCGCCTACTGGCGCGAGCGGGCCAACGCCGCTGCCAACCGCTTCGACGGGGCGGCGCATGAATTCATGACCAAGGCCGAATGGGAATGGCTCAATGACCAGGTGTACGCCTGCCTGGGCCAGACGGCTACCTGGAAGGCGTTCTACGAGACCTACCAGAAGATCCTGGATGGGCTGAAAACGGGCGTGACCATGCAAGCCATAGCCTTTGCGGCGGGAGTATTGGCGGAGCAGCCAGAATCGGAAGAGAAAGTTTTGGAGGGAGCGAAATGAAGACATTACAAGAAGCAGTCGATCAGCGTATGGCCGAGCGCGCTGAAGCGCAAAGGCTGGCCGATGAAAAGGCCGCAATGGAGCAGCGGGCTGAAGAAGAGCGTGAAATGTGGGTCGCTCAGGAAATCCGCAAGGCGCTGGAAGAGCAGTACGACATGAGCCTGGGGGATCTATCTGTGAAGGCCAGCGAAAGGCTTGATGGCCTTTTCACCATTACCATCCAGGGTTTTGAACGTCACGATGATCTCGTCGAGCTTTTACAGCCAGGCTATTTCAGAAATGGGGCAGCGGGCTTACAGGCTGAGACAGTCCAAGGAAAATATAAGGCCACTAATTACGGCAACTACTATTTTTGCGAAGACTTGCTCGATGCTTTGATCGTGGCTATGGGACGGTGAAAGGAACGATTAACATGATTACCGAAATCACCGTAAACGGCCATATTTACACCGTCGCCCACTCCGACCACGGCGATATCTCCGTGACCGGCCAGGTCAGGACCGCGGCCGGCTCGCTCTGGCCCAACCTGGTGGACGGCTTGTACGCCGCCTTTCGCGAGCTGGATATCCCGGCCGGGAAACTGGAGCACGAGAGAAATGGGGCGCTGGTATTCCACTTCGGCTCCGGTTTGGCCTTAGATATTGCCCGCAAGGCGTTCAAGGCATTTATTGCGGAGGATGCGATTCTTACCGGCCTGCGCGCGGGCGCCGAAACCTTGTTCCGCCGCCACCGCCTGGCGGAGTTGGCCGGTCTTGCCCTGGGGCGGGGGCTCTTTTACCGCGATCCATCCAGGGAGATCCAGCGCAGAATGAGCGAGCGCCTGGATGTACTGGCCGGTGAGTTCAAGCATGTCTATAAGAACTATATGCTTGCCGAGCGTGACTGGACGTACTGGCTCGTCCAGCTCCACGACTCGTTCCAGGCAGCGCGCCGCATCCCTCTGCAGGACGGCGACCGCGAGTGGCTGCGGGAGCGCGTCGCCGATGTCTACGAGCGCATTCATGGGGACGTTGTCGAGCGCGTCTCGGAGGACTGGTAGATGTTCGGCTTGTTCTGGTGCGACTTCGACCCCAAGACCGGCCTGGAAGAAAAGCTCCGCCTGGCCGCCGCCTACTTCCAGAAGAAGCACGGCCAAGAGCCTGTCACGTGCTACGTGAATCTCTCCGCCATGGCAGGCGAGAGTACCCAGGCTGCCGGTATGCAGCTCGTAGCCCACAGGAGCGTTTTACCCAACCATTTTATTCTCAGCATTGAATCCGAGCACTCTCGAAATGAGGCGCCGTCATGAACGCACCCCCCACCCCAACCCAAGTCTATAAGAGTCTCATGGAGCAAGCCCCCATGATCCGCGATCCCAACTCCACCTATTGGCAGGCCCGCTTCTCTGCCGCCGCCCGCCGGCTGGCCGCCCTGCTGGGCGCCGAGCGCTACAACGCCTGGTACGAGCGGCGCTTCCCCGGGGAAGGGCTGCTCAGCCAGTACACCTGGCAGGAGAAGCACGACCGTACCGAGGCGGTCCTGGAGAGGGCGGCTAAATTGCACGCGTTCGAGGCGCCGGAGCGGGCGCGATGAGCGGCGGCGCGGTCCTCGATCGGACCTTTGCCAGCGCGGCCGATGCGCTTGCCAAAGCTCTGCCTGCCGAAGTGCGCGCGGAGTGCGACCGCATCCTGGGCGAGAATGCCGGCCCGCGCGAGCGCTGGTCTTACTACGACATGACCCTCACCGGCATGGTGGGCCGCGGCGAAGCCGAGAAACCGGCCTGGTGGCCGGTAGTGGAGGATCCCCAGGATGATAACGGTCGGAATCTCGTCCCATAGAACGCCCAACGAGATCGACGGGCCGGACCTGGGGTCATCCCATAGAGCGCCCAACGAGATCGTGCGCCTGGACTTTTTCCAGGTCCCCGCCGGCTGGGTGCTGACCCGCTACCGCTTCCAGGGCTGCTACCTACCCGTAGCGCGCGAGAACAAGGACTCCTTAGACCTGGAAGAAGCCCTGGCCTGGTGCCTGGCCGAGCACTGGCTGGTGCGGCGATGGCCGGGCGGGGCGCGGGTCTGGAAATACGATCTGCTGCCCGTGCGCAGCGGCAGGCAGGCGGAAAGGATGGTGAGAGAAGGCTTGCTCAAAATTGGCCCGGACTGGGCCGAACAGGGAATAGAGATAGATAAGATCGATTTTAGATACGATCTATAAACAATAACTCACCATAAACCACAAAAAGGAAATCAAAATGGATCCCATTACAATCGATTCGGAATTAGCCAAGAAACTGGAAGGCGGCATGCGCTCCGGCGAGGCCATCGAGCTGCCTTTCCCGGTCGTCTATGTCTGGGCCTTGAATGGGCAGGCAGGTTATAAGTCCCAGGGCGGCGCATTGTATTACGGCGGCTGGGCGGCGAAAGCCGAGGATGCCAACGCCCTGGCGCAGACCACCGGCGTCAATATCCCGGCCGGCTGGAATCCGGTGGTCATTGCCTCGCGGGACGGGAGCGAGTTTGAAGCCTATACGACCCGCTACCTGTTCGTGGCCCCTATCGGCAAGCGCGAGAGCTGGCTGCTAGACGGCAAGCGTTATCCCGCCTACATCGAAGGCGGGCGGCGCCATCTGCAGGCGCTGTGCTATTTAGCCGAGCAGCTCGGCGAGAAAGGCAGCTTCACCTACGAGCCGTGGGGGCCGGTGGTCTTGACCGCTAAGGGATACCAGGCCCGCAACATGCTGGACGCTTTTGCCCGCTGGAACAAGGCCACTGCCTCCATTCGCTACAAGATCGCCCCCGGCGTTCCGGCCTGGTGCTTCTACTTGCTGGTGGGCACTTATGGGCGCGAGCGGCTTGCGATCAACGTGGGCAAGCCGGGCGCGCAAAGCCCGATCACGCCCATCTCGGTTTATGTGGCCGATAAGCTGAAAGAAGACGATATCTCCGGGCTGTTCGTGGGGAGCAAGGTGGCCGTGGAGATGTCGAATTACCAAGACCAGGCCGCCGAATGGCTGGGAGCCTGGAAGCAGCCGATCGTCGATGGGGCGCAGGAAGCGGAGCAGTTCGCGCCCGAGAACGCCGCCCCGGCGGAAGACGATATCCCGTTCTAGAAAAACCAGGCCGGATTTCCCCCGGCCCCTGGAAGCCTGCCCCGCAGCGCGACCCTGCGGGGCAGGGGAAAGGCTGAAGAATATGCTTTGTTTAACGATTACTCAACCTTGGGCAACACTGACCGCAATCGGGGCGAAGAATATCGAGACCCGCTCCTGGGGAACCAAATATCGCGGCCCGTTGGCTCTCCACGCGGCCAAGGGTTTCCCGGGGGACGCGCGTACGCTTTGTTTTCGGCAGCCATTCCATGACGTCCTGGTCACCCACGGGTATATCGATATCGAAAGCGAGCGGGTAGAAAGCCTGTGCTGGGATCGGTTTCCGTTGGGCGCGGTAGTCGCCGTGTGCACGCTGGTGGGTTGCGTGCGGTTCGGTTATATGCCGGTATGGTTTGATCCACCGACGGGGACGATTGCCAAATCCTATGAGCCTCACGGCGGTTTTATCCAGATCCCTCCAGATAAGGACGATCCCGAATACTCCTTCGGTGATTATTCTACCGGGCGCTATGCCTGGATTCTTTCCGATATCCGCCCTTTGCCCGAGCCTGTCCCGGCCCGCGGCGCCCTCGGCCTGTGGGAATGGCAGGGAAAAACGCCATGAAAATCAAGATCGTTTTTATCGCCTTGCTCCTCTCAATCCTGCTCCTGGGCGCGCTGGCGGCCATGGATATCCAGGCTTATCTGCAATCTGCGCCGGGGATTGCCACCCTGACCGGCGCGGCCGGGGAGTTCCATGTTCAGCTCACGCAGATGTCTGTCATCGAAACCGCGCTTGCCACGCCGGGAGCGACGCCGTGAACACCCGCGAGCTCGAAAAATCCCTGGTCAATTACATCGTGGCCCATTCCGGCCACGACGGGAAGCGCTCCTACATCGGGCTGTCCGGCATCGGCGACTGCCCGCGGGCCATCTACCTGCGCCACGTGCACGGCGAGGAGCCGCCTTCGGTCGCCCAGCACCTGAAGTTCAAGCGCGGCTACGAGGCGGAGGAAGCTATAATCCGCTACCTGCGCGGCCTGGGCCTGTACCGCGCCGGCGAGACCATCCGCCTGTACGACGGGCTGGTGCAGGGCCATACGGACGGGCGCATCCGAGCGAGCTCGGACCGGATCGGGGACAGCCTGCTCGAGATAAAATCGGTGGCCGTTCCGGAGCATTTCCCCGAAGGGGAGCGCGTGCCGCTGCGCGTCTACTGGCAAACCACTGCCTACATGCACTACCTCGGGCGACGCTACTGCCACGTCATCTACCTGGCCTGCTCGAGCGGCGAGCCGCGCCTGTACGGGGTGAGCTACCGCCCTGGCCTGGGCCGCCAGATCGAAGACAAGGTGAACGGCCTGGTAGAGGCCGTGCGCGCCTGCCAGATCCCGGCTTGCTCGTGCGGGCGCTGCGGGGCCGGCGGGCTGGTAGGGAAGGATGGATATTATGAGTAATCGGCGGAAGATTACTTCCGGACCGAACCCGCAACCGGATGGCTGCCTGGACGAGATCGCCGCCATCTTGACCGGGTTGTTGATCATCGCCTTTGCCGGCCTGGCCGCGCTGTTGATCCAGGCGCTGCTGACGCCGGTGCTAAGAATCTTAGGAGTGCTCCCATGAAAATAAAAATCTCCCGCATCGTACCCAACCCCCAGCAGCCGCGCAAACGTTTCGACGAAAGCGGGCTTGCCGAACTGGCCGCCTCCATGAAGGAGCACGGCCTGCTGCACAATATCGTCGTGGAGGAAGGCGCGGGTGCCTTTATCCTGATCGACGGCGAGCGGCGCTGGAGGGCGGCCAAACTGTTGGGATGGGCCGAGATCGAGTCCGTTGTGCGCCCGCCTTCCAACGGGTCCGGCCAGCTCGAGCGCACGGTCCTGGCGCTGGTCGCCAACCTCCAGCGCAAAGATCTGGACCCGGTAGAGGAGGCGCGTGCATACCAGGCCCTCACGGAGCTGGGACTATCCAACGCCGCCATCGCCCACCAGGTGGGAGTGAGCCTGCCGCGGGTCGCCAGCCGGCGCGCGCTCCTCGAGCTTCCGGAGGAGATCCAGGACCTGTGCGCGGCCGGCCTCTTGCCCATCGACCCGCGTGCCACGCGTGCGCTGATGAGCGTGCCTGCCGAGCACCGCGTCGCGCTTGCCCGCAAGCTGGCCCGCCCGGGCCTCAAGATCGTCTCGATCCAGAAAGCGGCCGAGAAGCTCGACGCGGCCCTCTCCGCCGGGCGGGTGAAGGACGAGCCGGCCCTGCATTTCGCCCACCGCCAGGCCGGGCGGCCCGACAAACCCAACTGGGACGCGCTGCACGAGCTGGGCAAGCTCCCGCCCTGGGCCGAAGTAACTACCGCCGCCCACGAGACCTGCGCAAGTTGCGCGCTCAGGGGTGAGGCAAGCCACGCCATCTGCGGCCAGTGCCCGGCCGTGGCGCTCTTGGCCGGGCTGATCGAGGCCTCGCACGAGCCTGTAAAGGTAGGCCAAGGGAACGGCCATCGATGAGTATCGATGCCCTGCTCTCCCACATCGCCGAGACGGCCTGCGCCGCCCAGCGCCTGCGCTCCTGGACAGAATCGGAGTTGGACGCCGTGCGTGCCGGCCTGCCCACCCTCGGCTACGCCGGGGTGGGGCAGCAGCTTGGCCGCACCACGGCCGCGGTCAAAATAATCCAGGTGCGCCGCCGCATCGCAGCCCCTTCGAAGCGGCCCGGCTTCTACACCGCTTGCCAGGCTGCCCGCATCCTGGGCGTGGATATCCACTGCCTGACGGAGCTCGAGCGGCGCGGGCTGATCCGCTTCGGCGTCCTGCCCGGACGCCGCGCCATCCGCCAGATCACCCGGTTGAGCCTGTGGGTGTGGGCGATCAACCCCCATCACTGGATCTACTTCAAGTCCGAGCGCGTGCGCGACCCGCGCCTCGCACGCCTGCTCGAGCTGAGGAAAGCGCGCTGGGGCGACGAATGGTGGACTACCGCCCAGGCAGCCGCCCATGTCGGCATTGCCACGAGCAACACCATCACGATGGCGATCCTGCGCGGCCGGCTGAGGGCTGTCCGGTGGGGCAACTGGCGCGTGCTGCGCTCGGACGCGCTGGCTTACCATTTCACCCCCGGGCGGGGCAGCACGGGGCTGCGCTGGACGGCGCGGGCGGACGCCTTCCTGATCAAGGCGCGGGGCGAGGGCTTGCCCTGGGCGGTCATTGGGCGGATGATGAAAATGCCCCCCGAGCGGCTGCGACTGCGCTACATGAAGCTTTGCAAAGACGCTTCCAGGAAGGGCAAAAATAGCTGATACGACATATTAGCGGAACTGCTTTCGAAAGGGTAAATGTAATGGACACTGAAACGGTAACAAAATCAACTTATGCGGGAGCCGATTGGCTCGAAGCCCATTTGCAATACCTGAGACCGGGCACTACCATTTCCGAATTCGGAAAGCGAGTTGCGGATCTCCTGGGGGAGTTATTTTACGGGATTTATCATCTGGATAATAGCACTCTCAAGCGCGCTGACTGGTCAAGCGAGACCTATATTGAGATATCGTTCCGTCCCAATGGCCTGAGTACCTACGATTACGATACTCTGTCTCGGTTGGTTTTCTTGGCTCATCATTTGGCTATCCGGGTACAAGCCAACCCTTGTAATATGCAATATCTGGAATTGATGTTTCATCCGAGGAGCCGGGAGGGTGGGTATAGCCAACGCCATCCTTTCCTGGATGAAGCGGTTGCAAATTTCCATAAGCAGGTAAAGCTGCCAGAGTTTGACGAGAGCATTTAAGTTTCAGAGGAATCACCATGAAAGAAGCATTCATCGAAAAAGGTTTTTCTCCTGCCAGTCTGGCTACTATCCAGATCGCCAATGGCATTCTGGACGAATACCGCGCTCAAAACTTCCGGCTATCCCTGCGTCAGCTCTATTACCAGCTCGTCGCGCGGGATCATATCCCCAATAACCAGCGGTCTTACAAGGATTTATGGGGCGACATGGCCGAGAGCGAGCGGCAGATGCGCGCGGACCTCCTGGATTACGCTTATAAATATCGCTCGAACGGAAACGGGAAAGAAGAATGAGAATCGGAAAAGTCACTACCGAAGTAGGCAGGCCCGTGCTGAGATACCACGGCGGAAAGTGGCGTCTTGCACCATGGATATTATCCTACTTCCCATCCCACCGGGTTTATGTCGAGCCTTACGCCGGTGCGGCTTCTGTGTTATTGCGAAAGCCGCGCTCATATGCCGAGGTATACAACGATCTGGACGGTGAGATCGTCAACTTATTCCGGATATTGCGCGATCCGGCCCAGGCGAGGGAACTGATCCGGCTGGTGCATCTCACGCCTTACGCCCGGGCGGAGTATGAATTGAGCTACATCACGGCGGGAGATCCCATCGAGCAAGCCCGTCGCACGCTCTTGCGCTCCTTTGCCGGCTTCTCCAGTGTTGGAGCCACCGGCAAGTGGCGGACCGGTTTCCGGGCAAACGTTAACCATACATGGACCACGCCTGCCGGAGACTGGATTTCAGTGCCCGGGACGTTGGAGCAGGCAGTGGAGAGGCTGCGAGGAGTGGTTATCGAAAATGAGCCTGCAATCGATATCATCCACCGATACGACGAAGAAAAGGCGTTGTTCTATGTCGATCCGCCCTATGTCCAAACGACCCGCTATATCCGTTGGGCAGGAGAGGCATACAAGTTTGAAATGACGGATGAGCAACATCGTGAGCTGGCCGATGTTTTGCAGTCTCTATCCGGATACGTGGTTTTGAGCGGGTATGCTTGCGATCTGTATCAAGAGTTGTACCCGGGCTGGCATAGAGTTGAAAAAGACGCCCATGCGGACGGAGCCAAGGATCGGGTTGAAGTTTTGTGGTTGTCCCCCCGGACCTGGAAAGCTCTCCAGGACGGAAATGGGCTGCCTCTCTTTGATGGCAGCCGATAACGGCACTTATCGAAACTAAACATGAACCCATTCACCACCGATGCCCTGCGGGAAGCTCTCAAGCACGATAAGAAATTGTTCTCCCGAAAATATGCCGAGATTCGCAATGCAGCCCTGTCTTATTATCATGAAGCATTGTGGGTCATCGGTCACCAGTTCTGGCTGCGGGCGGTGCTCCTTTTCTACCAGTTCCGCCCGGCCTGCGTTGGCTTGGACGGCCTGGAGGACGGCTACGTGGAATGCGACGAATGCAGCCAGCACCTGACCGATTCCGTCCAGCACTTTCTCTACACGTGGTGGGTGGAAGAGCATCCGGAATATCGCTGGGATGATTTCGACGAAGGCGAGGCACGGGCGGTATTGGAGGCCACGCAGGCGGAGAAAGAAGCCGCGCGGCTGGCAAAGACGGATTATCAGATCGCGATGTTTTAGGCCAAAATATGAAACCCGAATTGACCTATTTTCTCTACAACGAAATCCCCGGCGCGCACCATAGCTGGACCCTGGCAGTCCTGGCCGCGGGCCGGAGGGATGCCGACAAGTACATGAAGGCTGTAAATAAAGGCGGGCATTTCGTGTCGGAAATATCGACCCCCGGCGCAAAGGTCGAGGCATCTTGCGGCGCGGTTACCGCGCGGGCCGGGGAGATCCTGGCGAGAAAGCAATGATCGCTCTTACCCCTCTCGCCCGCGATGCCTTATCCATCGCCCAGGCGGTGGTCACCGAGCACCATTACCTTCGACGCCCGGTGGATCCCCGTTGCAGCGTGGAGGGCTACGAAATAGGTCTTACCAATTACGGCTTTGCGGGATACCTGATTTTTGGCCGTCCGGAGGCGACCCGCTGCCAGGACTGGTACGGCAGCGTGGAAGACGTCCAGGTGGGGCGCTGCTTAGTGACCCGTTGGCAGGTCCTTAACCTGGCGCGGGTCTGGATCGCTCCCGAGTTCCAGCCGGGCGGCGCGCATTGGGAACATTGGGGCAAACACCGCGGTTATTACATTCCCGGCTTTACCGACCGCAAGGGCGTGTTTCGCTCCACCATAGCCAGCGACACGCTCAGGCTGGCTATCGGTCGCATCGGCTACGACTACCTCTTACATCGCCCCCCGGTATTCCTGGATCAGCCTTACGAAATCCGCTGGCTGCTCTCCTACTGCGATACCCGTTTGCATAAAGGCGTGATCTACCAGGCTGCCGGGTTCGAGCTGTACCGCACGAACGAAGCTGGGATCCAGACCTGGCGGATACCCTTGCCGGGCCTGACTTTGGAGCAAGACGCGGCGGTGAGGGAGGCGTCGAGGATCGACCCGCGCGCCCAGGGCTACCGGGCGAAGCGGGCGCAATTGGGATTGCCGATTAGGTGAATATGTGCTACATATGCCTTGCCACATGACCAATCGAATAACGGGGCGTTTTGCTTTTTGTCCTGAGCCGTCGCTTTCCACGAATTGCATATTCGCGGGCGAAACGCCCTCCATTAGCGGACTCACGTCCCCTGGCTGGTCATGTGGCAATGACGGCGCTAATGGAGGGCGTTTTGATATGGCTAGAAAACAATCGGCAAGAGGGAAGACCGTGACAAGTCATGGTTATGTGCTTGTGTGGAAACCAGAACATCCAGGAGCAGATGTAAGAGGATATATCTACGAGCACCGCTTGGTTGGTGGTCGAATATTGGGGAGGCCACTTTTTTCAAGCGAGCAGGTTCACCACATTGATGGGGATAAGCAAAACAATAGCCCTGAAAACTTGATGGTGGTTTCGGGTGCAAAAGAACACCGGGTATTGCACCGGAAGAAACCCACCGGGCGGAGGATGCCCGGAGAAGACAACTCTGTGGTCTATTGTGCCTGTGGTTGTGGTCAAATGTTTAATAAATATGATTCGGGCGGTAGGCCAAGGAAGTTTATCAGTGGGCACAATCCACCGTCTTCTCCGACTAAGGATTTGATTGTAAGTATCCTTTCCAGTGGCCCAAAGCTAACATCTCAGCTAATAAAACTTCCGCAGGGAAAGCCCGCTATAGCTTCGGCTATCAGCAAGTTACACAGAAAGGGATTGATAAGGCAGGTTCGCCACGGGATATGGGAATTAGCTAAGGAGGAAAGAAATGGGTAAAACAACCGGAATCGAATGGACGGACGCCACATGGAACCCCTGGTATGGTTGCCACAAGGTGAGTCAAGGATGTAAAAATTGTTTCATGTTTCGCGAGCAAAAGCAATATGGGCGAGATCCGAACATTGTCCAGCGATCCAAGACAAGGTTCGACGATCCCCTGAAATGGGAAAAGGAAATGACGGCAACGGGTGCACCTCCGGAAGGCGAGACGCGCCGGATATTTACCTGCTCGTGGTCCGATTTTTTCATCGAGGAGGCCGACCCCTGGCGCGCAGAAGCCTGGGAGATTATCCGGAAGACGCCTCATCTGACTTATCAGATCCTGACCAAACGCCCCGAGAATATCGGCACGCGCCTGCCGGATGGAATTCTACCCCGAAACGTCTGGCTGGGCGTCTCCGCCGAAGACCAGGCGAATGTCGATGCACGCATCCCGCTCTTGCTGCGCACGTCGGCCGCGGTGCACTTCGTGAGCGCCGAGCCGCTCCTGGGAGCGCTCGACATGCGGGAATACCTGACATGCGAGTGGTTTCTTGGCCCCGAGATCGAGCGGAGACGGGGCACGTTTTTACCCGATCCGAACATGCCGAAGCCCAGGGCGGCGCGCTTGCGCCCTGGATTGGACTGGGTTATCGTAGGCGGCGAATCCGGCCCCCATGCCCGCCCGATGCACCCGCTCTGGGCGCGCTCGCTGCGCGACCAATGTACGCAGGCCGGAGTAAAATTCTTTTTCAAGCAGTGGGGAGAATGGGCGCTGAAAGGCAGTGTCGATGGATCGTCATCCGACTTTGGCGTCCTTGCTCCAACCGGGGAATGGTATCACCAGCATACTGGCTGGAATGGCAGGCCGGTTGCCCCCGATACTGGCGAGGCCTATATGGTTAAGGTTGGCAAGAAGCGCGCCGGTAATTTGCTCGACGGTCTGGAATGGAAAGAGTTCCCGGAAACGGAGAAAATCCCATGAAACAACTCTACGCCGAAGACCTGAATTACTGGCAGTCCAGCAAGTCCGACCCGGATAGTTGGATGGACCGCACGGCGAAACTGATCGCCGGTTTTGGCGGCAAAGTGCTGGCCACCGCCTATGGCTCCGAGCCCTCCACCGGCCGCGCCGCCTACATGCTGGAATTCGTCACAGGCCCCGACCGCTTTAAAGTGATCTGGCCGGTGCTCAAATCCCGCTCCGGAAACGAGCGCGCTGCGCGTATCCAGGCGGCCACCATGCTTTACCACGACATCAAGGGCAGCCTGCTAAAACTTTCCGTGTTCGGGGCGAGGGCCGCCTTCGCGGCTTACCTGCTGCTCCCCGATGGGCGCACGGTTTCCCAGGCGACCAATGCCGAGCTGGTCCAGGCGCTTCCGGCGCTGTTTGCGCCGAAAAGCCAGAGATTGATCGGATCGGGAGAAGATGTTGTAGAAGGGGAGTGGGAGGAGCGATAATGCGCGATACCGAAACTTTGCTCGAAGAATATTATTTCTACCGTGACGCCGACCTGGCAGCCGGATCGAGCGCGGCTACCTCCGGCTGGCTGGAGGGATTGACCGGGGAAGAACGCGAGCTTGTTCGTGATTACACCTTGAGGGAGGTTGCCCTGGCCGTCCAGAAATACGGCGAGTCCGTTGCCCCCGTGCTCGGCCAGGCATGGCAGGGCATCCAGGGAGCGCTGGCCTCCTTCGGCGAGCAAATTGTCACTGCCTTTTCCCAGGGCCTCGCCCCAACGGCGGAACGGTATCGCCATCTCCTGGCGGTGATAGAGTTCGTCTACGGCTTCCACCTGCGCGCCTACGCCAACCACCTCAATCACCACCGCCCGCGCGGTCGCAAGCTCTCCTGGCGGCGCTTGAGCCGCGCCCAGCGTGATGAGGCCTACGATTGGTGGGAGCGGCAGAAAGAGATCGGGAACGCAGTGTGGCCGGGGTGGTAGCATGTACTCCTTCGTGATTACAGGTCGGTTGAAGCCATATGTGAGAATGACGCGCCTGGGCCAGTACGTAGACGCCCAGGCTAAGGAATACAAGGCCTCCCAATCCGCCATTGCCTGGCAGTACAAGAAGCGCATGCTCGAATGTAGCTGGGCGATGCTGCCCGAGCGCACGCCTCTCTCCGCCCATATCCTGGTGGAAGCGCCGAAAAGGCTGCACGCTTCCGATCTGGACAACACCGTTAAAGCCGTCCTGGACGCGGCCCAGGGCGTGGTCTTCAAAAACGACCTGTGGGTAGATGAGATTCACGCCGGGAGGCGCCTGGGGATGGAATATAGAGCCTTGATTAGGATTGGAATCGCTCAGAACCAATAATCGCTGTTAGCAGCACTGGAGAATACAATGCGATTCGTATTGATTGAAAACAATGAAGACTTCCCGAACGATGGCGAAACCTGCTGGTATTGGGACACAGATCGTCCAGTGGTCGGGAAACGTGAGAGAAAAGATGGATCTTGGATTGCTGTACAATGCTATTGCAAAAAAGACCCTAACCAATTCAGGAAAATAGATAATTTGCGACTTCTTTTCACCGATCAAACCGAATATTATTGTGTTTGCCCAAATTGTTATGATGTTTATCGGCGTATGCAATGGTCGGGCAGCACACATGGTGGATCCGGTTGGCGGAGTAGAGCCGAGAATTATTTAGGCTTTCACCAGAGAAAAAAGAATTGGTGTGAGTTTTGTGACCCCGTTTTTGGCAATGGTGGTTGGGCCGTTTAGAGCCGCTAAGGAATCTTATGGGTACTATCTTGCTTGATCCACTCGACAAAACCGGTATTGCCTGGGCGCAAAAGACAGTGACAGAGTATCACTACCGTCACAGCCCGATGGATGTTCGCTGCTCCGTGGAGGGCTATGCTGTGCTCCTGGAGAATTACCGGGTAGGCCTGCTCTTATTCGGTAGGCCGGAGGCGACCCGCTGTTATCCCTGGTATGGGTCGGTGGAAGAAGCGGGTTCGGGATTGGTGGAGGTCACCCGCTGGCAAGTGCTCAATCTTGCGCGTGTCTGGCTGTCATCCGCCGTCCAGGTCGGGGGCAGCCTATGCACGCCTGACCTGGTGCCAGGCTATTATGACCGCAAGGGCATCTGGCGCTCGACCCTGGCCAGCACCGTGATCGGGACGGCGGCTCAGCGGATCGGCTTCGATTACCTGGTGCGCCGCCCGCCGGTCTTCCTGGATGAGCCATATCAGATAGAGTGGCTGCTTAGCTATTGCGATCCCGCCTACCACAAAGGCACGATCTACCGGGAGTCTGGCTTTCAACTTTACAGGACCAACGCCGCCGGACTGATGACCTGGAGGATCCGGCTGCCAGAGCTCACCCAGGAGCAATTGGGGGAGATCAATTATCGGGCAAAGAAGAGCAAGCGGTCGCAGAGTTGCAGAGCGAAGCGGGCGCAAATTGGTTTACCCCTGGGGTGAATGAGATGGATCGTGAAGAGGCATGGACCTATGCAGTTGATTATGCAGTTCCGCCTGGCAGCTTACAGGAGAAAGCGATCCAACGGTTGCTGTCCCGAACGAACGGCAATATCACCGAAGCCCTAAAACTGATGACCAAGGTCAGCCTATGGAATGATGAGAAATCAGAATGGGAAGATTCGTTGGCCGTCGATCTGGGGAACGGTGGATGTACCGGCCCGAATTCCCCACGCGTAAATAAAGGTTGGAATGCGGCAACCCACAATATTGAAGTCTGGTATCAGGGTGAGCATTTCTTTCGACCACCTGATTTTGAAATTGCATGGCGAGAAGTTTTCGAATATATCAAGTCCGGCCGGAAACGTGCCGTGCAAATAAGCATGTTTTAGTTCCGATAACCTGGATTATATAACCAGCCCCAACCCCACAGGAGTCCCCAATGCCCGGTCACGGGAGCCAATCCTGGAAACAGCCTCGCACGGTCCAATGCTGCGACTGCCCGGCCGTCTTCGAAACCCACGGCCTTAACACCATCCGCTGCCCGGCCTGCCAGAAAGCGCACAAGCGCCTGATCTGGCGCAACTACAACAACGCCAAGCGCGACCGGGCCAAGGGGATGGACAAGGACAAAAATGTTTGCATGTCCTGCCCTCACCTGGCCCGCTGCCGGGCGTTGGTCAATACGCAGGCTCCCGTGATGTGCCAGAGAGGGGATCGCGAGCTGCTCAAAGCCAGCGAGATCATCGTCCTGGAGAGGCAGCCGGCGTATTTGCGGGAGAGGCTGTCCGATTTCCTGTTCGAGACCTTGCAAGAGAGTCGTTTGTAATTTAACCGATTTTATGCTATGATATTTTCGACCCAATCGGAGCCGTTCAGCGAGCCCGCAACCGGCTCTTTTTTCGTTAACTACCTGGGTCTCCCATGGCAATTTCCACCGGCAAACAAATCATCATCCGCCCCGATCTGGAGGCGGCGTTAGCGCGCGTCGAGCGCGGCGAGGGCGGGGCAGCCGAGGCCGAGACGCTGCGCGCGGCCCTGGCGCTGGCTGAGATGAAGATCATCAAGGCGGAGAGCCGTGTGAAGGAATTGGGGGGAAAATTGAGAATCTACCAGCTTGAAGCAGACGAACCCCTGGAGGGGCTGCCCGATGGCTAATAAATACCCCAACGAAACAAAAGCCGCTGCGATGGCAGCCCTTCTAGCCGGGCAGTCAATCAGCCAGGTCGCCAAGGAATACAAAATACCTAAAGGCACGATATCGTCCTGGAAAAACCGAGGCGCGGGTTTGCAGAACGCGACCCAAAAAAGGGAAATAGGGGATCTAATTACCGAGTATTTGCGGGAAAATCTGATTACACTTAAAACCCAGGCCGAATTCTTCCGCAACATTAAGTGGCTGAGCAAGCAAAGCGCGGAAAGCGCTGCGGTTCTGCATGGGGTGATGACCGATAAGGCGATACGCATCATCGAGGCCTCCAACCGGGGAGAACCGCTGAAAGAGGGTGGATGATCGATTACCGGATCGATATTCCGCGGATAAATACTGGGCCGTATGACTTCGCGAGAGAGAAGGCCGGGCCAATCAGATCGGGTCCCCCGCTCACCCTCCCGGACTGGATGGGTATGGCCCGCCCTTGCCTGGCCCCCGGCCGCGCCTTCGACCTGGCGAGGCACCGCTACCTGGATCCGATCTACGCCGACGACTGCCGCGAGGTTGTATTCATGAAAGCGGGCCAGGTGGGGATATCGGAATACCTCATCTCCTGGGTCCTGTGGAGCGCGGACGCGCGCGCTGCCACCGGGTTGTACGTGTTTCCCACCGACAGCGCGGTCTCGGACTTCGCCGCGGCCAGGCTGGGCCCGGCCATCGAGCCGGGGGTATCGGATTACCTGGCCGGGCTGGTGGTGGGCGGCTCGGCGGATGGCAAGCGCGGGGCGGACATGGTCAAGCTCAAGCGCATCCGCGACCGTTTTATCTATTTCCGTGGGGCGCAGGTCAGCCCGGACGGAAGGGCGCCTCAGCTCCGTTCGATCGATGCCGACGTTCTAGTCTTGGATGAGTTCGATGAGATGGACCCCCGCGCCGTGGCCCTGGCCGGGGAGAGATTGGGCCATTCGGGGATTGCCGAGAAACGCACCGCGTCTACCCCCACCTATACCGGGGCGGGCATCCACGCCGCTTACCTGGCGAGCGACATGCGCCAGTGGCACGTGCGCTGCGAGTGCGGGAATAGGCAGCCGCTGGAAATCGACGATCTGGTGACAGAGTGGGACGCGCTCAATCGACCCGTAAGCTGGCATGGGGTGGACTCCGGAGAGCCTTATCTCGCCTGCCGCAAGTGCGGGAAGGGCCTGGATCGGGCCGGGGAGGGCGAGTGGATAGCTGCTTATCCGGATAGGCCCGTGCACGGCTACCACATTTCCAGGCTGTTCGCCGCCCACCGGCCGCTCTCGGACTTAATCGCCTCGCTGTCCGAGCTGGACGAGAGCAAGCGTCAGCAAGCCTATAACCAGGGCCTGGGCCTGCCCTACCGCTCCCCCACCGCCCTGGCCTTGACCGACGAAGTCCTGGACAAGTGCCGCCGGGAGTATGCGCTGAACAAGGTCCCGGTAGGGGAGACCTGCATGGGCGTAGATGTGGGCAGTGTGCTGCACGTGATCATCCGGGAGCCGGCAGCCGCCGACTTCGAGCTGCGCTTCGCCGGGATGGTCGCCGACTTCGACGCACTGGCCGAGCTGATGCGCCGCTTTAAAGTGGGGCGCTCTGTGATCGACGCTTTGCCAGAGACCCGCTCCGCCCGCAAATTGCAATCCGGCTGGAAGCGGGGCGCGGTCTGGCTGGCCTATTACACCACCCAGCCAGCCGGCAGCAAGAAAGAAGACCCGCGCGAGTGGAACGTCAAAGAATTGGCCGTCAACATGGACCGCACGCGCACGCTCGACGAGACGCTGGGCGCGTTCCTGAGCGCCTCCACGGGTGACCCTGGCAGCACGCTTCCGGCCAACGCGCGGGCGCTTAGGGATTACTACGCCCACCTGAAAGCGCCCGAGCGGGTGCTGAAAACCACCGCCGACGGCAGCCAGGTCCCGGCCTACGTGGAGACCGGGCCGGATCATTTTTGTCACGCGGAGAATTACTGCCGTGCGGCGCTGGCCTGCCCCTATGGGGCGGGCTGGTCGCGCGGTCCGGCGGGGTGAACACGAAATGGAGCGAAAATTACGAAAAGGAAATGGTATGCCCGATAAATTGACAGTCGAGATTCCCGAACCTTTTCTCCTAATCCTTGCTGTATACGGAAATATGGTGAAGGAGACGTACCTAAAATCTTGCAGATATGGGCGCAAAACGAATGCGCGCGCCTGGGCCTTGGAGAGCAACTTGCGGCGCTTCAAAAAGAGCGCTTGCGAGAGCTGGAAAAGCGTATCCGCAACGTGATGGGGGATGAAGCTATTGACAGCTTGAAGCTCAATATTGCCAAGGTTGCCAAAGAGATTAAGAAAGTTTTGTAGGAGAAAAATGATCGGTGAAAGGGAATCGAAATGGAACCAATGGCTTTCCCGGAAGCAAACAAAAATCTATTGAAACCCAAAGGCATGACAGACGAGCAGTGCGGCCCGCTGCCGGTCCTGTCGGACGGGAAGATTTGCCTGTCCTTATGGCGGGCGTCCTGGCGAGAGCGATTATCAATCTTGTTCTTTGGCCGGGTGTGGCTATATATACACTCTGGACATACCCAACCGCCGGTCTCGTTAAGCGGGATTAGATCGGTATTCGATGTAGGCAAGAAATAATATGTCCGACATCACCATCGACTGGCTGGCCTCCTACGGCGTAGATATTGTCGTGGCGCGCGCCTACGCCGAATCGCTGTGGTCTCACATCGCCCACGTGCGGGAGGCCGGCATCAAGCTGGGCGTGCCCATGCGTTTGCTGGACGTGCACGACCATTCGAAGTGGGACGCGGACGAGTTCCCCGCCTACGCACGGCATTTCAAGGGCGGGGGCGATCCGGCCGGCTTTGCCCGCGCCTGGCTGAGACATATGCACCTGAACCCTCACCATTGGGAACACTGGATATTCCCGCCCAATGGCTTCATTCCGCCCGGCGCGGACGTAATCGGCGGGGCGTTGCCCATGCCGCACGATTATGCCCTGGAGATGATCGCCGATTGGCAGGGAGCCTCGCTGGCTTACACCGGCTCGGACGATATGGCCGAGTGGCTGACGAGGAACTTGCCCCGCTTGCGGCTGCATCCGGAAACGGCGGAATTCCTGCGCGTCACCCTGGATGGGCTGGGTTATGGCGAGATTGTGTACACGGCGCGCTTTGCGCACGAAGTGGAGTATTGAGAATGATTCACCCCGTCTCTTTACGGGCTCATATATTTTGCCATTGGCTGAAACTACACAAACCATCAAAAGGAATTTGGGAATACAACGGCACGCACTCTATATGTTTGCGCTGCGGTTTTGTGATTACCAAATTAGATAACGGACGTTGGGCATTGTGAGGAGTTCTAACACCATGGACGGAAACGAGCAATTGATCGAGCGCGCGGAAGAAAACGTAGAGCGCGTGAAAGAAGCTTCGAAACAGCCCCGCTTTGCAAGGCCGAAGCCGGGCCAGTTCTACTCCTCGGTCTACGGCTGGGTGCAGGCCGCCGGGCAGGACGAGCCTTCTTACAAGCCCGATTCCCGCCTGCGGGATAAGTGGCTGCGCAGTTTCATCAAGCGCGAGCCGTATTTCCTGGGAGTGTTCAACAGCGTGGTCGATATCGACAGTAACCGCGGCTGGGAGCTGGCCGGTGGGCGTAACCAGGTGAGGCGCTTCACCGGCGTGCTGCATAACTGGCTGGTGGCGCCGGGCGTGCGCGGCTGGCGGCCGGGAGTTAAAGCGGCCGCGTCCAGCTTCTACGGTGCCGACATCGCCACGGTTATCGAGAATGGCCGGGATGGGAAGAACGGTCCGCTCAGGGGCTTCTACCACGTCGATCCGGCCCGCTGCCGCCTGACCGGGAAACAGGACGCCCCGCTCAAATACAACCCGCCGGCGGGCAAGGTCCAGGACTGGGCCGAGAGCGACTTCATCCGCGTCACGTCCCTGGTCGAGACCGCCGAAGAGATGAACGGGCTGTGCTATTCCGCCGGCAGCCGGGCGCTGGAACTGGCAAAGCTGATGGTGGCCGTCTACCAGCACGACAGCGAGCAGTTGGGGGCGCGCGCTCCCAAGGGCATCTTGCTCCTCCACGGCATCTCCGAAGAGCAGTGGGAAGACACCCTGAAAGTGCGCGGCGAGAAGCTCGACAGCCTGGAGCGGGAATACTACGGCGGCGTGCAGGTGCTGGCAAGCGAGGGTCTGGAGCAGATCGACGCTAAACTAGTCGCCCTCTCGCAGCTCCCGGCCGGTTTCGACATCGAAAAGTTCACCAATTTGCTCATGTATGGCTATGCCCTGATCGTGGGCTACGACGCCCGCGAGTTCTGGCCGGTCTCCTCCGGGGCGCTGGGCACAGCCTCCGAGACCGAGACCCAGCACCGCAAGGCCTCGGGCAAAGGCGGAACCGATTTCGCCCTGGGCCTCCAGGAGCAGATCCAGCGCCCGGACGTGCTGCCGCCCACCCTCCATTTCGGCTTCGAGCAGAGGGACGAGGAGTCCGATATCCTGGAAGCGGAGGTGGCGCTGGCCCAGATCCACAACGTGCGCGAGATGTTCGAAGCCGGGCTGCAAGCCACGGGGACCGGCATCATCGACCGCGAGGAGGCCCGCTCGCTCCTGGCCGAATCTGGCGTCATCCCCCACGAATGGACCGAGATCGAAGAGGATACCAAGGCCACCGATACCCAGGAAGCCCGGCTGAAGAGCAGACTGGAAAGGCTGATGGAGAATGAGCGCATCCAGCGGGCGGTGGAGCGATTCCCGGACGAGCCTTTAGTCGCCTACCGCTGGCCGGCCAACCGCACAGTAACCCTGGCAAAGCGCGCCGCCGACGCCCTGCCGCGGGGTTGGGTCATGCCCCGGCTGAAGAACCGGGCGGAAGGGGAAACCCTTTACGAAGACCCGGACGGCGATTTTACCATCACCGAAGGAGACGTGGACCGCGCCGTGGAGAAGGCCGGGCGGGTGGAGGCGGAGATTGCAGAGGTACTGGAGGCGTCTCCATTGCCTGCGGAGCAGGAAGGCGAGGCATGAGCCCGGCTATTCCGCCCACCCTGCCCGCCGCCCCGGCCGTCCGCTGCGAGAAGTGCGGCCATGCCATCCCCCTGGCCAGGCTCTCGCCCACTATGCGCGCCGTAGAGGGCCGGACCGGCTGCTACGACGTGGGCTTCATCTGCCCCGCCTGCCGCAACTTTTACCACGCGGCTTACACCAACGACACGCTGATGAGCATGCAGCGGCGCATCGAGAAGATCCGCAAGCGTGAGGGCCGTGTCAGGCTTCTGCAGAAGTATAAAACCAAGTTCGAGCGGTTTCAGATCGAGATGGATATAGCGCTCAAGCCAGAGTTGACATGAGCTGGTACTGGAACCCCCGCTCCCACCGCTATACCTGGCAGAACGGCTCCGCCCGCTTCCTGGCCCGCGACCAGGTGCTGGCCTGGGTCGAGCAGCTCATCGACGCCGGCGGCGGCGCGGCCGACACCCTGGCAAACCTGGTCGCCAATGGCAGGCTCGCCGCCCCGGATTGGCTGGACAGCATGCGCCGCGAGATCAAGGACGCCTGTATCCAGCAATATCTTCTAGGCATCGGCGGGCGCAGCCAGATGGCGGCGGAGGATTGGGGTTCCATCGGCGGGATGCTCAAAGAGCAGTACGGCTGGCTGAAAGGCTTCTACCAGGAGGTGCTCGCCGGAGACCTGTCCGAGGCCGCCATCGCCATGCGCGCCCGCATGTACATCAACAGCGCACGCGAGGCCTACGAGCGCGCCCTGGGCAGGGTAGCCGCCCGAGCTGGCATGGACGAGGAGTCCTGGGCGACCGGCTTCGTCAGGACCGAGCATTGCGAAGACTGCCTGGGCTACGAGACCGAAGGCTGGCAGGAGATCGGCCATTTCCCCACCCCGGGCGATGGGTCTACCATCTGCCTGACGAGCTGCCATTGCAGCAAACATTATCGTAAAGCATCCAGCGGAGAGGAATTGTGGGAAACAACATAGCCCAACATTATCGCAAAGCATCCACGGGAGAAGAGCTGTGGGAAACAACATCGTAGCAGACAACGGCCACGGGGCAAGGGCAAAAGTGGATCCCCGCGGAGAATCGGTCAAGGTCGAGGCCACCGGATTGGTGAGGATCGACGGCATTGCCTGTTTCAAGCGCGTCGAGCGGGCCGGCAAAATCTACCTGCAATTCTGCGACAACGACCGGCTGCGCGCTTCCTGCCGCGGCACGCGCCTGGTGGAGGTGCCCCTGGAGTCGTTGTTCCAGATTTTAGAGATGGAGAAAAGGCAATGAAAATCATGATCACCGGATCGCGGGGTTTCGTGGGCGCGGCAACCAAGGATTATCTGGACCATATTGTCCAGAAAGGGAATTCCCACCCTTGCCAGGCGCTCGACTATGACCTGATGGACGGCCTGGACATTCGCGACGCAAACCAGCTCAAGGAATTCGCTAAATGCCATCGCCCTGACCGCATCCTCCACTTAGCCGCCATCGCCCGCTTTGCCGACGCCGACAAAGACCCGCTTTTAGCCTGGCAGACCAATGTATTGGGCACGCAGAACGTGGTGGACGTGGCCGCGCGCTACCACATTCCCCTGGTATACGCATCGACTGGCTCCGCCATCATGCCGCTGGACGAGTTCGAGCCACCGTACAAGGAATTTCTCCCCGCGCGCGGCAACTCGGTGTACGGCTGCTCGAAAGCGTTGGGGGAGTGCATCGTGCGGCAGCATACCCCCCATATCATCCTGCGCTATGCCCACCTGTACGGGGCGGAGAAACGCCATCACGGTCTTATAGGCGGGTTCCTGGATCGGATCGGGAGGGGACTTCAGCCAAGGCTGTTTGGGGGCAGGCAAAGCAACGATTTTGTTTACATAAAAGATGTTGCACGAATAAATTATCTGGCGCTGGCTTCGAGCTGGGACCGCTGGAACCAAACCTTCAATGTCGGCTCCGGACAGGAGCTTTCGACGGAGCAGGCCGGGGAAATTATATGCCGGGTCGCCGGCTACACCGGAGCTATCGAGCGCTTGCCCGCACGCACGGTCGATCCGGGCCGGTTCATTTTCGATACCGGCAAGGCCGCTGAATGGCTGGGTTTTGAAGCGGAGTTCGATTTCGAGAGCGGCCTGGCGGATATGATGGGGAAGGCGGAGAAAGCCGGGCAGGGAATGACAGTGAACGTGGAAGCGTTCATGAGAGGATGAAAGGAATGCCCATGAGTGTCTTCACCTTCCCGCTTGACGAAGGCCAGGATAGAGAAAAGCTAACCGCGCTTATCCAGGAATTGGCAAATCTGACCGGATCGGCGGTGACCATCCGCGACCAGATCAGTGTGTGCACCAACTCCACCCGCCTGGCGATCATTCTCAAGCACCTGGCCTGCGACGATCCGCGTGACGGCGTGACCGGAGACGGCGCGCCGGTCAAAAGAAGAAGAGCCAGACGAAATAACGGCATGGGAAAGGAGAGCGAGCCGGCCTTACAAAGCGGATAGTTGCATTTATAATTTATTTATGCTATACTTTTACAGAACTTGCAAGCTTTCAAGGCCGTAACCCGTTATTGAGGTGGTGAGCCGTTCGGAGCAATCCGGGCGGCTTTTTGCGTATAGGTGTATGGACTTCTTCAACTCCCGTGAATTCTGGATCGGTGTGCGGCAGGCGCTGCTTATGCTGGTGGACTTGTTAGAGCGGGGCCTGGCCGTCTCGCCGCGTACTTCCGAGCTGCGCAAGGCCGTGCGGGAGAAGAACCGGGAGACCGAAGCGGCCTGAGCAGGGGCGGGCTTTATGCCTGTCCTAATTGAATATTGGCAGCCCTAATCGAGCGCCGCGTTTCCGTGGAGCCTCACCTCCCACGGAGATGCGGCGCTTTTTTACTTTCGGCTCAAGGAGGACGTATGAATTTCTTCCAGGCACTCGAACAGCGCGTGCGAGCGATCGTGGTGGATACACTCAAAAAGCGCGCGGTCAAGGACGTGGATGAGTGGGACGGCAGCGCCGCCAATTACGATGATACCGCCGCCTATTGCTCCGCCTGCCTGATCGATGTCAACCCGGCAGGGGAAGACAAGAAGCAGTCCCTTTGTATGCTGCCCGTGCGCGGCCCCGGCGACGAAGCGGACACCTACGTGCGCCAGGCTGTGCACGCCGCGGCCGGCGGGCACGGCATCAGCGCGGTCGAAAAGCCGGAGGGGGTAGAACAGGAGGCCTGGGACGCGGCCAAGAAATCCGCTGCCAAGAAGTTGGTCGCCGCCTACAAGGAAATGGACGAAGACGCGCCCGAGGCCGTCATGGACATGGCGGATATGTCCGCCGACGAAGAGCGCTCGGCTGCGCAGCTCCGCGCTATCGGCTCCTGGGACCTGCGCGACCAGGTGCAGGTGCAGGCCAACGAGAAGTTCGGCATGGACGCCTGGGCCTGGGTTTCGGACATCTACCACGACAACGGCGGGGAAGTCTTCGCCGTGATCGCCTACGAAGGCAAGCTCTACCGGGCGCCGGTCACCATCGAAAACGACGCCGTGACGGTTGGGGATACCAGCGAAGTCGTGGTGGAATTCAGGCCATCCGGCGCGGCCGGGGAAGAGGAAGAAGGCGAGGCAGCGCGTGCCCGCACCCGTTACACCGTCCAGCGCCAGGCCGATGGGAAAATGCGCTGGTTTGCTACTTCGTGCAGCGCGGTGCTCAACCGGGTGGGGGAGATAGACAGCCGGGATCTCTTCGACAGCTTCATCGCCAAGATCGAGGAAACGGGCGAATACCCCTACCGCTGTTTCTACCATTTGAAGGAGCAGTTCCGCACCGGCCAGTGCGATTTCGTAGCGCGGGACGGCAACTTGCTCATCACTTCGGGCGTGTACGATGACTCAGATCTTGCCCGCGCCGAGATCGCCGCCCGCATGGCCAGCCCCGAAACCTGGGGAGATTCCATCAGCTATTGGGCCACCGAGCCGGAACTGGTCGAGGTGGCCGGCGGCATCCGCATCCCGGTCTACCGGTCCGGCATCCTGGAAGAGATTTCCACCGCCCCGGAGAGCGACGTTGCCGCCCTGTACACCGGGGGCACCCTCAAGAAGGAGGAAAGACGCATGTTGACAGGAAAATCACTCGAAGCGTTCGTGGCGCTGTGGGGCGGCGACGAAGACAAGGCCAAGGGCTGGCTGGAAAGCAACGTGGACGCCTCCAACCGCGCCATCGAAAGCGAAGGCCAGATCGCCCGCACGGCCCCGGCAGAGACCTTAGCTGCCCCGCCGGCCGAGTCGCCCGCCGCTCCCGCTGCCCCTGCGCAGCCAGGAACTGTGGAGATCGACGAAGCGGCCACGTCGGCCATCGCCCGCGCGATTGCGAGCGACACGGCGTTCCAGGAAACGCTCTCGGCCTTGGTCGCCCGCCAGCTCGAGCCCATCGTTACCCGCATCGACGGCACGACCCGCTCCATCCAGGAGATGAGCGGGCGCCATACCAAGGCGGTCAAGGGGCTGGAAGATCGCCTGGGGGCGCTCGAGCTCGACGAGGACGAGAAGAAGCGCGCCTGGCAGAGCGATCTGCCGGCCGCGTCCCGCTTGCAAGTCACCTACCGCCCGCGGGAGAAGCCCGCGGGTGAAGCTGAGCCAACCTATGCCGACCGGGCCTCCGAGACCCTGGCGGCGATGGGGTCATAACCATCCTTTACGGAGGAAGAACGAAATGAAAACAAATCTCGTGCAAAGGACCCGCACGGCCCCACCGCCAGTCGGGAGAGCTGCTTCGATCGGCGGGCGACCCGTCCGGCGCGACCGGGGCGATCTGACGGTGAGCGCCTTAGCCACCATCTACGGCTGCTGCGGCTTGTTCGACATGTGCTCGGACGCCGACCTCATGTCGCTGACTTTCGAAGGCGCCTCGCCTTTCCTGGACTGGATCGGCTGGGAGCGCACCGACGTGTGCGTGATCAAGAAAAACTTCATCACCTTCGTGCGCGCCGAAGGCAGCCAGGGGGCCGAGACCGCCGGCTGGCTGGCCGACCCGTGCGCCGACCCGCACGGGGTCGAGTGGGGCGAGTGCGATTTCACCTTGACCGACTTCGCCCGCCTGCGCCGCTCGGGTCCGACCCGCGACATCACCAAGACCGGCCTGCGCTACTGCGACATCCAGCCGCGGTACAGGCTCGACGGGACGCGCATCGACGACGACCGCGAGTACGACATGGTGCTGGCGTTGGAAGTCCTCATGCAGGACTTGAAGGACATGGCCGTCTCCGGCAACGCGGCCACCCCCGGCCAGTTCGACGGCCTCGAAAGGCTCATCAAGACCGGCTACGTCAACAGCCACGGCCGGCGCTGCACGGCCATGGATTCGGTCGTGATTGACTGGAACAACAACGGCATGGACGGCGGGGCCGGTATCACCTGGAACGGCCTGCCGGTGGCCGCGACTTATTCCTTCGTCGAAGTGCTGCGCGCGGCCTATAAGCGCATCCGCCATCGCATCCGCATGGCACCCTCCCTGGCCGCGCAGAGGCTCAACGTGGGCGATATCGTGCTGGTGCTGCCCGAGGACTTCGTGGACTGCGTGCTGGACGCCTACACGTGCTGGAGCGTGTGCGACGGCACTTCCACCAACCTGGTGGCGCTCAACTCGCTCGAAGGCCGCCGCTTCCGCGACAGCCTGCTGGGCGGCATGTTCGGGGGCGGGCGCATCTTCTTGGACAGTTTCGAGATCCCCGTCCTGCCCTACGACTGGGGCCTGATCAAGGGGCCGAACCATTTTGACGCTTACCTCCTGACGGGCCAGGTGGGCAATATCAAGGTTTTGCAGGGCCAGTACAACGACATGGCCCCGGTATCGGCCAAGCGCGCCGACCGCTACAACACGGACGGCGGGCGTATTTTGACCTGGCGCGAGGACGATCACACCTGCGAGCAGCAGATCGTCGAGATGCAGCCGCGCATCCTGGCCTGGGCGCCCTGGGCGGAAGTCCGCTTCCAGGATGTCAACTGCGCCGTGCCGGGCGGCGTGATCGGGCCGGATCCCTGGGAGACGAGCTTCTTCCCTGAGGGCTCCTTCTCCGTGGCGGCCTGCCCGTAAGCCTGGTGGTTTTCATCTGGAAATAGTCACCCTGGTCCTGGTGTTTGCCAGGACCAGGGTGGGGAGCAGCTATGCCGGTGAAATCAAACGGCTACAAGCGTTCGCCAGAGGAATGGGCGCAGGTTTGCCTGTCGGTGGACAGCGGCTATGTCCCCGGCGGGAAGCGCCAGGCAGCCGGTCTGTACGAGAACGGCTGTAAGTACGTCCGCGAGCGCATCCGCCCCCTGGGCTTGTGGAAAGCCGGCGACGTAGTGCTCGATATCGGCTGCGCCAACGGGCGGGTTGCGATGGGCCTGCTCGAGGAAGGCGTCTTCTATCACGGCCTCGAGATCGTGGCCGGCTGTGTGAAGTTCTGCGAGAGCGCCTTCGCCCCCTGGAGAAACTTCCACTTCCACTACCTGGACGCAGCCAATCCCCGCTACAACCCGGGTGGGCAGATCCAACCCGAGCGCGCCGTCTTTCCCTTGCCGGACGCCTCGATAGACGTGGCGATTGCGTCCAGCCTGTTTACCCACCTGGAGACGCCCGAAGTCGCGGCGCGCTACCTCGGCGAGACATGGCGTGTGCTCAAGCCGGGCGGCAGGCTGTTCGCTACCTGGCTGCGCAGCCCGCCGAACGAAGTCGCGCAATCCGCGGCGCGCACGGTCTACCGCGAGGCCGATATCCTGAATCTCTTAGGCGGGCGCTGGACGATCCTGGACACTTCCCGCGGCTTGACCGATGCCCCGCACGACCAGTGGACGTTGGCGCTTTCTAAGTCCGATCCGAGAGTATCCATGCACTACATCCTTGCCAAAGACGTACAGAACGTGGTGGTCTCCGCCCAGCGCAGCGGCACGACCTGGCTGCAAGCCCTCCTGGGCGCTTACTTGTGCACCGCCTACGGGCTGCCGGACGGGAACCTCATGAAGGCGTTGGACCTGACCCGCTCGGCCGGGCTGCCCGTGACGGCTTTTACGCATGACCCCCAGCGGGATCTGCCCGCTTGCCCGCCGGTCGAGACTGAATACGCCGGCAAGCGCATTGCCCTGCTCGTGCGCGATCCGCTCGACACGCTCCTGTCGCAGTTCATGCTGGCCCGCCACCGCCGCCGCACGGTAAGCGCCGAGACATCGGCGCGGGATTACATCCTGGAGAAGCTGCCTGCCCTGTTGGCCTTCTACGAGGCCTGGCTGGGCGCGGATAAATCCGCTTTCGGCGGCTTCGAGGTCTACACCTACGAAGCCTTCCACCAGGACGCATCCGGCGAGCTGGAGCGGCTGGCGCAGTTTTTCGGGTACGCCTCGAACCGCGAAGCGCGCTGGGCGGCGGTGGAGTTCGCCGATTTCGAGCACATGCAAGCCATGGAGAAGAGCGGGCGTTTCCACGAGCACTACGCGGTCAACGACTTCCTGCCGGTGGAGGACGCTCGCGCCATGCGCACGCGGCGCGGCCGCATGGGCCGCGGCCGGCGGGCGCTTGCGGAGGCGGACATTGAGCGGGCCGAGAAATCGATCGCCGCCTCTCCCCTTGTAGGCGCATTGTACGCCAGGGAAGCCGCCGGTGGATAACGGGATGGAATCCTTGACGGTTGTCGTCCCCTTCTGGAACGGCCACGCCACCATCGAACGCCTGCTGGAGTCGCTGCCTGACGCTCTGCCCGTCGTGGTGGTGGACGACCAGTCCGATTCGCCTTACCGGTCGAAGCGGGAGAACGTGACCGTCATCCGCCCCGCGGCGAAAGGCTATTTCGCCGGGGCGGTCAACGCCGGCCTGTCGGCCTGCGGCGGGGATGCGCTGGTCGTCAATCAGGATGCCTGGCTCGAAGGCTCCGCCTGGCTTGACCTGCTAGCCGAGGAGCATGAGAAGCACGCTCTTATTGGGCACGGCGTGATGGCGCACCCGGCCTGGCCGAAAGGCTACGTGCAGGGCACGTTCATGTTCCTGCGCCGTGACGCGATCTCGAAAGTAGGCGGCCTGAATGCCCGCGATTACCCCTTGTGGGGCTGCACCGCCGAATGGCAGGTTCGCGCCGCCCGTGCCGGTTTCCGCGCCCTGCCTTTGCCCGAGATCCCCGGCTTCCACCACCAGGAGCGCAAGCCGGGCGCTTTCGGCGATTCCATCACCGAGGCGCTGCGCAGGGAGCCGGGCGAGAAAGGCCGCTTTATCCGCACCCCGCCCATGATCAGCATTATCGTGCCCTGCTTCAACTATGGCAAATATTTGCCGGATCTCGTGGCTTCCCTGGCGGGCGGGCCGTCCAGCCTGGGGAATATGCTTGGCCAAACCTTCGCCGCCTGGGAGCTGGTCATTGTAGACGACGCCTCCACCGACAAATCGGCGGAGATGGCCGCGGCGCTGGCCGATCCCTGGAAGGGCATCCGCCTGGTGAGAAGGGCGAAGAACGGCGGCACGGCGGCGGCCAACAACGACGGCGTACGCGCGTCCTTCGGACGCTATATCACCGTCCTGGGCGCAGACGACATGATGGAGCCATACCGGCTTGAAGCCCTCTACCAGGCGGCGGAGGCCCACCCGCACTCCGTCGTCTACGACGACGTGGCCCTCTTCAAGGCCGGCGAGCGCATGCAGACCTGGGCCATGGCGGAGTACGACTTCGAGAAGCTGCTGCAGAAGAACCATATGCACGCCGGCATCTTGTTTCCCAAGAAAGCCTGGGAAGAGACCGGCGGCTACCCGGAGAGTATGCGCGAGGGCCGCGAGGACTGGGCCTTCAACGTGGCCCTGGGAGTCTGGGGCTACTGCGGGGTGAGGGTGCCGAAAGCGGGCTACCTCTACCGCCGCGAGAAGCACAACCGCACGCTCAGGAATTCGGGCCCGGGCTGGAGGGAGCGATTTACAGGCCAGATGAAAGCCTTGTTCCCAGGGCTGTACAAAGGAGAGAGACCGATGGCATGCTGTGGAGGCGGGCGGGCGCCCGCCAGGAAAATGAACGGCAAGGGGGCGGCCAGCCTGCCCGGCGCGGCCGGCATGCTGCGCATCGAGTACGCGGGCTTGAACGATGGCGACATGCCCTGGTACGGGCCGGTGACCGGCACGCGCTACGTGTTCGGCGGGGTGCACAAGACAGGCTACATCGACCCGCGCGACGCGCGCACCGGCAATTCCAAGAAGCCGGGCTTGCTCGATATCTGGGAGCACGGGCGGGCGCAGTTCCGAGAGGCCCCGCTGCCGGTCCAGGCGGTGGCAATGCCGGCGGCAGCCCCGGCGATTGCGCCGGAGGCTGAGCTGGAAGCGCCAGAAGCCCCGGTAGAAGTGGTTGTCGAGACAGAACTGACCCCGCTCCCCAGAAGCACCCCACGGCGGAGGAAGAAAAGTGGCGATTAGGCTGATCCTGGCTGCTTTCGCCGTCTACCGCCTGGCCGGGATGGTCGCCCTCGACGTGGGCCCGTTCGGCGTCTTCGAACGGCTGCTGGCCTGGGCCGGAAGGTTGGCGGCAGGCAAGCCCAAATACAGCGCGGCCTGGAGCCTGGCCGAGGCCCTCAACTGCCCTTACTGCCTGGGCGTCTGGCTGGCAGCGCCGGTCTGGCTGCTGGTCAGGTCGAAGGGCAAGTGGAGCGATTTTATCCTGGGCGTCTTCGGTGTCGCCGGGATGCAAGCGTTTTTGGAAGATTTGGAGGGATCGCATGGCCCCAAGTAATCCGGTCGAATTCGTGCGCCGCTTGGCGAACGATCAGACATTACTCGTAGGCAACTCGGTCTTGGACGGCGGCCCGGACTGGGTCACGCGCCGCAAGACCACCATCAGCGCGGACATGGTGGAGCGCAGCGTAACGGTTGCGCTTTGGAACGCGGGCAATGAGATCGTGGCGGCGGTGCACTTCCCGGACTGGACGGACATGAACCGGTACTGCCGCCAGCGCCGTTTGCACTACGACCAGGGCAACGTGAAGGTGTACGGCTATCACGGGTTGGGGGTGAACGCGGGCAGTGTAGGCAACGTGATGGAATACGAGATGCGGGTCGGGGTGTGGGCCGGGTGTGGGAATCATTTCTTGAAGACGACGTAGCGGAAGAGTACTTCCGCGCTCGAGGAGGAACCTATGAAAGCAACTGGAGCGTTCGGAGCCCAAGGCTCTTTATCCATGAAAGTCATCCGCGCCAAAGGGCCAGGCCTGCGCTGGCACCTGGCGAACCGGCTGCGCTGGGTTTTCCTGTGGGGCTGTCTGACCGCCAGCCTGGCAAAGCTGTTCAGCAAATTCACCGGCGTTCCGACCATCACCAGCCAGCTTGCGGTGCGGGTGATCAAGGCGGATGGGCGCGTGATCGATTACGGCGTCGTCGGGCGGCGGGTCGTGACCGACGCGGGCGTGGCCTTCCTGGTGGACGCCTGGCAGGGCATAGTAGAGCCGGAGATCATGCGCTATCACGCCCTGGGCACGGACGATACCCCCGGCGAGGCGGTGGGCGATACCGGGCTGCAATTGGAGCTGACCAACCACTACACGCCGGACAACACCCGCGCCACGGGCACCCTGGCCGAAGGGGCGACCGCCAATATCTTCCGCAGTGTGGGTACAAACACCATTTCGGACGCCATCGCGGCGGTGGTCGAGCATGGCCTGATAAGCCAGGCGGCGACCGGCGGCGGCACGCTGTGGGACCGCACCACGTTTGCGGTGATCAACCTGGCGATTGGCGATTCGCTGCAATCGACCTACGAAGCGACGCTGAATTCGGGCGGTTAGGCTGGAATTGCGCTTGCACAGGCTGCTTTATCCTTCACCTGCGGGTTCGCCTCTGGATGCGACATAGTCTCATCCTGGACGTTTGTGTGTGGGACAATCCCGGCCCAAAGGCCGCAAGCGCAATAAGGTAATTATAAGCTGGATTCTGCTAAATGAAACATGAACCTGATCCTTCGCAACGAACTCGTAGATGATCCGCTGTCGCGCGGCTACTCCGGCATGTCCGACGATCAAGCCGCTGCCGATCTCAATGCAGTGTACCGCACGCGTACACGCACCTACATGGATTCGGCTGAAATTTATGAGAAGACGGATAGCACCGAGTTCCAGGCAAAGACCGATCCGCAAAAGGTCTACATCCGCGACATCTGGAACCTGGGCGCAAATGTGGACGTGCGGTCCGGATCGAAAGCTCGGAATGTCTACATCACGATCTTCGGGGCCGGATCGGCTACTGTCCAGGCGCTGGCCGCGGCATTGAATGTGCCCATCAGCCGGGCCGAAGAATTGGGACTGAGCGTTGTCCTGGCCGGAGAAGTTGGAGAGGCGCGCAAGTGAGAACGGTTGCGCTGGTGGGTTTCGCAGACAATACCAGGTCGTTTGCCTACCATCTCCCGGCAAACGTGGAGTTGTGGACGCTCAACCGCGGCTGGAGCTTCGCGGAGCATTTCACCCGCATCGACCGCCTGTTCGAACTTCACGACTTGCCTTATCTAAGCGACCCAAACAATGCCGACACACGCCAGTCCTTATCTGATGCCAAGCAGTCGCACTGGGATTGGCTGCAAGGGCCGCACGATTACCCGCTTTATTGCCTGGACGCTTACCGCGAAATTCCCGGCTCCGTTTCCTACCCGCTCCAGGCCGTGATGGAAGATGCGTTCAGACATATCTGGCGCGGGAATGAAAATGTTAGGCTGGCGGCTTCCACGTTCGATTTCATGCTGGCCCTGGCGATCCACGAGCGGGTAGACCGGGTGGAGATTTACGGTTTCGAGATGGGGACCGGCACGGAATTCCAGTACCAGCACGCCACTGCCATGTTGTTGATTGGGCTGGCAGGCGGGCGCGGGATCGACGTGTGGACGCCCGAAACGAGCGGGCTGATCCCGCGCATGAAACTGTACGGGTACGAGGGAGCGCAAATGATCACGAGGCAAACGCTGGAAGCGTATAAACGCCAGGCTGATACGGAGCGAGACCGCTACAAGGCATTGACGAACGCCCGCCTGGGTATCTTGCAGCATTTGATGCACGTGAACACAAATGAAAGCCTGGCGCAAAAAGAGCAGATGGAAGATGTGCAGAACGACTATCTGGAAGCTCTTCAGGCTGCGGCGCGTTGGGATGGTGTGCAGCAGGTGCTCAATTTGCTTGTTGCCGAATGCGACATGCTGGAGGTAAACCCGGAGATGATCAAGGCCGGGATGACGATCCAGCCAGCATTCGAAAGGATGGGTGACGATGGCCGTCACACATAAATGGGGCGCGCTGGGATCAAAGATCACGGCTCTCTCTTCGAGCCAGTTGAACAACGTGGCAAACGCAGCGCAAAAGATCAGCAGCGCGATCTCCAACGATACAAACCTGTACCTGTTTATGGACGTGATGCTGAAGCTATCGACGGCTACCGGGAACCGGGCGGCCGGGGCGCACGCCAGGTTGTACTTGCTGGCCGACCTGGGCGATAGCAATTATTCGTTCGGCTCCTCTTCGCTCGATCCAGGGGCGAACAACTGGTTGTGCAATTTCAACTTCGACAGCGGGGCAACTGCTGCGCGTGTCAACGTTCAAACCATGTTGCCCATCCCGCCTGAGAATTTCAAGCTGCTCCTCGAAAACCGGACCGGGCAGCCGTTCACCAGTTGCACGGTGCTTTCCTACCGCCGTTACTATATGCAATCCACATAATAGCCATGCTGATCCGCCCGCCTCGCCTGCTTTCTCCGCCATCTGGCCCATTCACCATCCAGCGTGCTTCTCCGCAAGCCGCGGGGTTAGTGGCGTGGTTCCCGTTCTGGGGGAAGCGATGGGATATGGATGGGTTCGGACGACCCTACACGAAACCCGAGGCGGGGCCTTATAACTTTAGCATAGGACCGGAGGGGCCGGCGCATGTGGTGGATAGCGACACGCAGCGGCTGGACATCGTGGTTCCGGGGACGCCGAATGCCTACGCGGGAACGGTATCGTTCTTCACTCGGCTTACTGCCCTGCCAGGAGCGGGCAATCAGGATACATTCCTGGATTTCCGCAACAGCGGAAATGGCATTACGCTGCTCAATGATGGCAGTACGAACAATCGTTTCCGTCTAGCCTATTTCACTTCGTTCTCATCTACTTCGGCGTACTTATCGGTCAACCCGGCAGCAGAGACTTTTTATCACGTAGCCTTCACCTGGTTCAACGACGCGGGCAGCAACCTGGCCGTGCGCGCTTTCATCAACGGTTGGTTCAACAGTCAAACGACGGGCGCACGCGCGCCCTGGGCGGCCACGCCGGTAACGGCGCAGATAAACCAGGATGGTTTCCGCTATCTCTACGAGTTGCGCATCTACAACCGCATTCTCTCGGATGCCGAGATCTGGCAGTTGTTCTCTCCGGAGACACGCTTTGATTTGTACCTGGCCCTCGCACCGCGGGTCTGGTTCGTTCCCGCTGCTGGCGGCGGCCCCACCACGTACTACATCACCCCATCCGGCGCATTTACCCCGGCGGGAGCCATGGTAAAACAAGCGGCCAAATTTCCCTCGAGCAGCCTGGCCTTATCCGGCGCAATCCTCAAGCAGGCCGCCAAATACCCGGCCGGATCGCTGCCCTTGGCCGGAGCAGTCACGAAGCAAAGCGGGAAAGCGGTGGCCGGATCGCTGCCTGCCTCGGGCGGTATTTTCCAACAAATTGCTACCGCCCTGGCCGGTATGGTGATTTTGAACGGCGCGCTGACCCGCCAGGCCGGCAAGTCGCCTTCGGGCGTAATTACCCCGTCCGGCTCCTTGGCCAAGCAGGTGGGCAAGCTCTTCTCCGGCGCGCTGGCCCCTTCCGGCGCGCTGGCGCTGACCAGGGTCGTGCTCCTGGCGCTGGCCGGCGTGGTCGCGCCCGCCGGGGCCCTGGTCAAGCAAACCGGGAAAGCGGTGGCCGGGACTCTGGTTGGCTCGGGCGGGATCGTCCAGACCATCTCTACCGCTTTGGCCGGGGCAGTCGCCCCCATGGGCGGGATCGTCAAAGCGATTGGCAAGTCCTTCCCCGGCGCGCTTACTCCGACCGGCTCCCTGTCCCTCTCCAGGGTGATCCTGCTGGCCGTCTCCGGCGCGCTGGCCCCGGCCGGGGCGCTCTTCAAGCAGGCCTCGAAAGCGGTCGCCGGGCTCCTGCCGTCCTCGGGCGGGATATCGAAAGAGATCAACACCGCCCTGTCTGGCTCGGTGAGCCTGTCCGGCGGGGTGCGGAAGTCTGTCTCCAAGGCATTCGGCGGGGCGCTGGCCCCCATTGGCGCTCTGGCAAACGTGCTGATCCCGGCCGTGGCCGGGCTGGTGGAGGCGCTCTTCAAGGGCATGTTCAAGGGATTGTTCCGGAGGATGAAGTAATGTACCGCCTCGAGCTAAGCCAGTCCCAGGAGATTACCTTCGTCATGATCGACGCGGCCGGAAATGAAGTGGCCGGGCTGGGCAACACCTTCATCCTGGAATTGCGCAAGCCCGGGGGCGCGTTCGTGGGCTCGGCCGGGGTCAAGGCCGAAATCGGCAATGGCTGGTATTCCTACGTCACCACCGCCGCCGAAACGGACACCGTCGGGCCGCTCTCGGTGCGCGTGACCGGGGCCGGCTGCGTGCAGCAGAACCTGGAATACGTGGTCGAGACGCGCGCCATTAGCGCCATCGAGTTCACTTACACCGTGACCGACTCGGTGACTCTCTTGCCCATCGAAGGCGTGCAGGTGTGGATCGCCACCGACCTGGCCGGGGCGAATATCGTATGGTCCGGAGACACCGACGCCTTGGGCATAGCCCGTGACGACCTGGGCGCCCTGCCGCGGCTCGATCCGGGCGCGTATTTTTTCTTCCGCCAGAAATCGGGCTACACCTTTGTCGATCCTGACACGGAGATCGTGAGCTGATATGCCATCTTCAGGAACTGGAACCGGCACTCCCATCTCTCCCCCCGGCCCCGTCCCTCCGGGAGGTACGACGGTCTGCCTCTACCCCGGGCCGGGCAGCCTGGCGCTGGAAGAGAGCGCGGTCAAGCTGCCGCGCTACGCCGCCATCCTGGGCTACCGCGAGTGCGCCTTCTTCGGCGTGGAGCACCCCGACAACCGGCTCTACGACTGCCGCACGCTGTGGACCAAGCCGCAGCGCGATATGGCCGCCAAATACCTGGCAGAAGCGCAGGAGGAGATCGAGCAGGTGGTGGGCTACCCCCTGTCCGTGAAGTGGTTTACGGACGAGGTCTACCCCTACCGCTTCCCGCTTATCACCGGGCGCAGCCACGCGATCGCGGCCGGGGTGCGGGCCGAGAGCGATATCGCCCTGGGGGCGGCAGTGGCGCATGCCGCCGATCCGGCCGTGGTCACGGTGGCGACCACTTTGACTGCGGCGCAGCTCTCCGAGGCGCACGTCTACCACCCTGGGACGGCCATTGAGATCTGGCCGTCTTGCCTGACCCTTTCGGGCGGCTTCCTGACCATCTCCATCCCGCGCTGCCGCATGGTCAAAGAGTCTTTCGCCGATAACGACGAAAACGGCGTGGACTACGCCGATACCACTCCGGCCGGGCCGTTCGAGCAAACGGTGGACGTGAAGCGGGTCTACACCGACCCGTCTACCCAGGCGTCGCTCGTCTGGCCGCACGCCTCGGGCTGCACCGGCGGGGCCTGCTGCCCGACCTGCGCCGAGTACACGAAAGCGGGCTGCATGTATTTCAAAGACTTGGATCTGGGCATCGTGGACGTGCTGCCCGGCAGTTATTCGGGCGGGGCCTGGACGGCGGATCGCTCGTGCTGCTCGAAGCCGGCTTACGCCAGGCTCAATTACGCCGCCGGGCTTTCTACTTTGCCCCGCCAGGCGGAGGACGCCATCGTGCGCCTGGCGCATGCCAAGATGCCGGAGGAGCCCTGCGGGTGCACGGCGGCGCTGCGACTGTGGAAGCGCGACACGCACACGCCGGAAGTATTGACGCGCGAGCGCATCAACTGCGACTTCGGGCTGAGCGATGGAGCCTGGATCGCCTACCGTTTCGCCAAGGCGATGAAGCTCATGCGAGGCAGTGTGCTATGAGCATCACGGCGACCGCCATCCTGCCCAAGCCCATCGACGGCGCGGCCATGCTGGAGGAGATGAAGCGGCAGCTCGAGCTCTACAAGCCGTTCATCAAGCGCGACTTCGAGCAGACCACCCGCACCTGGAAAGGCGAGAAGCCGGTCTTCGTGGTGGTGAAGTCCGTAAAGGGCAGCGAGCTGAGGCTTTCCTTGCGCGTGACCGGCCCGGAGAAAGGCAGGAAGAAATGGTGGTGGCTGGAGAGGGGCACCCCCGTGCGCTACGCGGTCATGTCCAAGGACTTCGAAGCCAAGACCGTGCCCGGCAAGGTCGTGAGTTACCTCGGCAAGGGCGCTGCCGTGCACGTCTCGAAGCTGCACCCGCGGCCGGGCATAAAGGCGCGCATGTGGCGGAAGGCCATCCGCGACGAGCACGTCAAGCCGTTCCAGTCCTGGATGGCGACTGCCATGCTGCGCGCGGCGGCTGCCTCCGGGCACCAGATGAAAGGCAGGTGATATGGGCAACGCAACAGAGCCGCTTATGGGCAACGCAAAGGAGCCGCTTATGCACGCAATCAACCTTATCAAGACCGACGGCCAGGCGGCCTTAGTCGAATGGGCGGAGGGGGGCATTCCTCACCGGCGCATCGTGCCGGCTGCGGCCATCTTTGACAACGCCTGCCCGCCGGAAGTGCTGGACGAAGGCATCCCCTATGGACTGGCCTGGTCCGACCTGGTGGAATTATCCGCTTCGGCTACGGCGCTGGAAGAGAATTTACACAAGGCCGGCATCTGGACCGGCGCAGACTTACTGGCAAACGTCAAGGCAGCCTACGGAGCGCTGCAAGCAACTTACGGAGTCGATCTGGCTCATCTAATCAAGCTGGCTAATGACCAGCGCGGAGGAAAGTAACATGGCAACCGAACCTTATGCGTTAACGCAAGAGATGGGCGCGGTCTGGATCCAGCCGGAAGGGCCCAACACCAAGCCGTATTACCTGGGCTGCGTGGACGGCGGCGATGTCGCCGAGACGTTCAAGACCATCGAGTACGGCTACTGCCGCCAGCCGGACGGCTCCTGGAAGACGATCAGCCGCTCGTCGGGCGCGCCGGAGAAGATCACCACGTCGATCGACAAGATCCTGTTCCCTGACAAGGACCGCCTGGACGACCTGGCCAACTGCCCGGTGGTGCTGCACTTCCTGGGTCGCGCCGCGGGCCGGGCCGACCTGTTCGGCAACTTCGACCGGGCTGTCTCGATCTACCCGGCCGATATCGTCAAGCGCACGGACAAGAACTTAGTCCACCACCTGGACGCCAACACGTCCATGGCGACCCTGGACGTGGAAGCGGCCCCGCCCGCCACGCGCACCGGCAAGATGGTCGCGCGGAGGCAGACCACGGCCGAGCTGCTGGCGCTGAACGATGTATCGTTCTGCAATGCGGGGCGCTGCGCGGGACCCAACGGCGCGCAGCAAAGGCCGGGTAAGGACGGCTTCGTCGCCTGCGATTCCGCAGTGGGACCGGCTACGGCCAACTTACTCGCCACCGACGACGGCGGCGACAACTGGGCCGCGGCCGCCGCCGATCCCTTCACCGATGCCGGGCTGAATGTCCAGTCTTCAACCTGCTTCTACATCGACCGCAATACCATCCGCTGGCTGGTCGCCCTCCAGGCCCCGGCCGGCGGGCAGGGCAGGATCGCCTACTCCGACGATCTGGGCGCAACCTGGACGCGGGTCAGCATCGGCGGCGCGGCTGCCGGGCACGGGGCGGTCGATAGCGGCGCGCTCTTCAGCCTGGATATGTACCATATCTGGCTGGCCAGCGCCGGAGGCTATATCTACTTCTCCGAAGACGGCGGCGTGACCTGGACCGCGCAGGAGTCGGGATCCTTGACCGTCAATGACTACTACGCGGTGTGGTTCGCCGACGAGAAGTACGGCATGGCCGTCGGGGAAACGGATGTGGTCGCGTTCACATCCGACGGCGGCGAGAACTGGGAAGCCGGCACGGCAACCGGAAGCGGCGCCAATTTGCAATGCGTGACCTGGAGCCAGGGCTTCTGGTGGACGGGGGACGCAAGCGGCAACCTGTACTACTCCAGCGACGACGGCGCGTCCTGGACCGAGAATACCCGCTTCACCGGCACCGGCACGGGCGACGTCGCCGATATCCAGTTCTGGAACGCCCTGCTTGGCTACATGGTGCACAACGTGGGCGGGGCGGGCGAGATCTTCCAGACCATCGACGGCGGATACACCTGGAAGGAGCTGGATCTGCCTGCCAACAGCGGCTTGAACGCGGTCGAGATCGCCGACATGAACACCATCTACGCCGTGGGCGAAGCCAACGGCGGCACGGGCGTCATCCTCAAGGTGACCTGGGGATAAGCCTGACTGACGGGGAGCGTCCCTTCTGAAATACCGTACACCGGCTGCCAGCCTTCCGTGCTCCCCCGGAACGGGGTTGGCGGCCGGTGTACGGCCGAAGGGGTACACAGAAACTGGATGTACCGGTCTGTACTACCCCTTCGGCATGGGGAGCAATGCAATGGCGAAAGGCCACGGTAAGACACTGAATATCCCACCCGGGCCGGGCAATGGCCGCGGGCCGCGCGACGCGTTCACCACGTCGAAAGGCATCACGATCAAGTTCAAGCAGCCGGACCATTACCTGTTCCAGGAGCTGCTGGCGACGCGTGAAGAAATAAATCCGCCGACGTATGAAGTCGAGACTTACGGCGGCGGCAAAGAAGTCAAGACCTACGACGAGAAAGCGGTGGAAGAGACCAACACCGAAGAAGCCCGTTCAGCCTGGGCGTCGTACAAGGCGAACGCTGCGCGGGCCGGGGCGGCCTTCGCCGCGCGCCTCTTGACTTTCATGGTCCTGGAAGGGGCCGATATCGAAGCGCCTGAACCTGATTCGGATCATGAGTGGGTGCGGCGCTGCAAGCGCTACGGCATCCCCATCCATGCAGACGCCGACGACCGCAAGATCCAGTACGTGACCACGTACTGCTTCGGAGTAGAGGAGGACGCCACCGACTTCATGAGCGCCATGTTCGGCTTCATTGCCCAGGAGGACACCGCAGCCGCCGCGCTGAAGGCCACCTTTCGGGCTGCGGTACAAGAAGCGCGCGCTCGCCGAATGTCCGAAGCTCGCAAGCGACTGGTCGATATCGTCGGACCTGCCTAACATCTTCCCCGATCTCGACGTGGCGCACTTCTGGCGCATCGAGAATCCCCTGGATTTTTGGGGGCTGCCGGTTGGAGCCAGGACGCTCATGAAAGCCTACGCCTGGGCGGTGGCCGACATGCGCGCGGTGGAGGCCTACGAGCGGGAGCAGGAAGCCGAGAAACGGAAGGCGGAGGCCCAGGCGCACGCGCCCAGGGGCCGGAAACGAAGCAGATGACCACACCCAACGAAGTCGGACTCGATGCAGTCTTCAAGACCGAGAAGTTCCAGGCCGGCTTGGCGCGATATATCGCCGGGCAGGCCCAGGCGCGCGCCTCCACCCAGGCTACCGCCGGCCACATCTCCAGCGTCGGCGGAGGCATGGCGTCCGGCTTCGGCGCGGCCATCTCGGCCCTATCCGGTCCGCTGGGGTTTATAAGCAACCTGATCGGGTCCACGCTCGGGGCGGCCATCGGCACCCTGACGGGCACGCTGATCCCAGGTTTGCTTTCGGGCTTATCCGATATCGCCTCAGGGGCAGTATCCGCCGTCTCCGAGCTGCAACTGCTTACTATCACGCTAGAGTCTTTGTCCGCGCGCGAAATTTACGTGTCGGGCGGAGCAGCTTCGATGACAGACGCCCTGGCCCAAGCCGGTCCGATGGCGGATGCTCTTTTGGGATCACTGCGCGAGCTTTCGATTATTTCTCCATTCGAATACAAAGATGTAGTCAATGTGTTTCGGTTAAACATGGCATTTGGGCAATCATCTGAGACGGCCCTTGAACTGACAGATGCCATTTTGAACATGGCCGCAGGAATGGGCTTAACCGGACCATTCCTGGAGCGCATTGCTTATAACTTCTCACAAATGAATCTGGTTGGCAAAATCACTGCAATGGATATGCGCCAGCTAGGCCAGGCCGGGATAGACCTTGGCCGAATTTTGAGAGAAGAATTGGGCGTGTCTATGGAGGAAGCCAACGCAAAGCTCCAATCCGGGTCTATTACTTTCAAGGAAATTTCCCAGGCTTTTGTAGATTATGCAGAAAAGAACGTAGGGAATGCGGCCCAGCGCGCTTCTCGTTCCCTCTCCGGTCTGGCGTCGTCTTTCCGTGATCTGCTCTTTTTTGCCTCCGCCGACTTATTTGGTTCGGCCTTCGGCACGATTGGGGATGCGCTCGGCACTGTCTTTGATAAGGCCAACGAGTTCGCAAGCTCGGGCGTGCTGCAAATGGTGGGGGCAGGCCTCGATGTGGTCGCGCAGCAAGCCGTATCCGCAGGCGGGTCGATCCTGACCTGGGCCGGCTCGCTCTTCGATGGGCTTAACGTAACCTTCGAGGACATTGCCGGGGCGGCTTTCGACTGGGGCGCGAATATCGTGCTGATGCTGGCGCAAGGCATCATTGCCGGAGCCGCCGCCGTGCTCGACGCCTTACTTTTTATCGGCAACATCATCGCCGCCTGGCTGGGGCCCGGCTCGCCTCCTAAGATCGCCCCCGATCTGCCCGAGTGGGGGCGCGCCGCCATGCAGGAGTTCTTAGGCGGCTTTGCATTAGCCACCGGCGAATCGCTCCAGAAAGCGGCCGGCCCGCTCGAAGCCTGGGGCGATACCGCCCTCAACGCGCTCTTCAAAGGTTTTTCCAGCGCCGACTTCGACATCTTCGACTCTCTTCTCGGCCCGCTCGAGCAAGCCCTGGGTGTGATGCAGAAGCTCGGTGACGTGACCGAGGCCCAGGTGCGGGAGACCCTGGGCAGCATCTCGGAAGTTATGGCGCAGGCCCTGGCCGAGTTCGAGAAGACCGGGCAGGTGGGCCCGGAAGTATTCGACGCCATCCGCGCGGCGGGCGGCGAATTAGGGGACGAATTAGCCGACCTCCTGCAGAAGCAGCTTGATTTAGCGGCCGGAGTGAAGAAAGTCGAAGCCGCCGAGAAAGCCCTGGACGAGGCCCGCCAGCGCCAGGAACAGGCGACCCAGGATGTCTCAGACCTGACTTCCGAGTATAACCGCATGCTGCGCGCCGGAGCCAGCGACGAAGCCCTGCGCCTGAAGCTGGAGGAGATCAACGCGGCCGAGAAAGCGCGCGGCGAGGCCGCCGGCCAGGCCGACGAAGCCGAGCGGGCCCTGGAAGCGGAGAAAGAGCGCCAGAAAGCCCTCCAGGAGTCTGTCAAGCTCCAGGAAGAGCTTCTTCGGCAGCTCATCGAGCTGGCCCGCCAGCAGATCCCGCCCAAGGAAGGCGAGGAGACCGGCGGCGGTGGTGGGGGAGGCGGGGGCATCGAGCCGCCCGAGTTCGCCCCGCCCGAGATCCCCGGCGTCGGCCAGGGATTGGGCGAGATCGAGAAGAAAGCCGCCGCGTTCAAGGAGCGCATCGAGAAGCTCTTCGAAGACCTGTGGTCCAATATCGCCCAATCCATCGAAGACTCGGAGATCGCCAAGAAATGGGAGGAGCTGACCAAGGAGGCCGAGAGCATCTGGAACGAAGTCTGGCCGGTGCTGGAAACCAAGTGGGCCGGGTTCTGGAGCCTGCTGGATATCATCTCCGGCATCGTCCAACCCAAGGTTTCCCAGAACATCCAGGACATCGGCATCGACCTGCAGGACATCGCGTCGAAG